CCTTCGACTCCGCGGTGGTGGTATGCAAATTTTTGTCAAGACTCTAACAGGTAAGACTATTACTCTTGACGTTGAGTCCTCTGATACTATTGAGAATGTTAAGGCAAAGATTCAGGACAAGGAAGGCATTCCTCCTGACCAACAACGACTTATCTTTGCAGGTAAGCAACTGGAAGACGGACGTACGTTAGCAGATTATAATGTTCAACAGGAAGCAACTCTCCATCTAGTCCTTCGACTCCGCGGTGGTGGTATGCAAATTTTTGTCAAGACTCTAACAGGTAAGACTATTACTCTTGACGTTGAGTCCTCTGATACTATTGAGAATGTTAAGGCAAAGATTCAAGATAAGGAAGGTATTCCTCCTGACCAACAGCGACTTATCTTTGCAGGTAAGCAACTGGAAGACGGACGTACGCTCTCCGATTATAATGTTCAACAGGAAGCAACTCTCCATCTGGTCCTTCGACTCCGTGGTGGCAATTAAGTTATAATCTTATTCTTTTAAAAATTGAAAATTTATTTATTAAATAATTATTAATAATTAACTAATAAATATAATGTCTTCAAATCCCAGAGCAAAAATTTTCTATGATAATTTTGTTCAATATGTACTTAAAAATGATGGTAAAATGAATTCATTAGAAAAAGATTATGTAAATTCCCATCATAATCTTACTGTACAATGTGCAGATGGACATCAATTTAATATATGTCTTAACAATATTAAAAAAGAAAGATGGTGTCCATTATGTTCGGCCAGAAAGAACGAACGGTATACTAAAGAAATTGCTAAAACTTGGTTAGATAGAGACTTTATTAAAGTTCGTCCTAACTGGTTATTGAATGAAAATAAAAATGAAATGGAATTAGATATGTATAATGATGAGCTTAAATTAGCCATTGAATATAATGGAATCCAGCATTATGAATATATTCCTTTTTTTCATAAATCAGAAGAAGACTTTGAGAAACGTAAGAATGATGACAAACTAAAGCTTAAATTATGTCATGAAAATAAGGTGGATTTAATTGTTGTTCCATATGATGTTAATGATATTAAAAAGTTTTTATTGGATGAATTTAATAAACGAAATTATAAGTTAGTTAATTTGGATAAAGAAATTATAATTAAAAATGAATTGGTTGAAAAATTAGAAAATAAAATAAATGAAAATAATGGTTCACTTTTGACTAAAAAATCGCTTATTGTTAATAGATTTGACCCTATTGAAATTGAATGCCATTTAAAACACAGATGGATAACTAATCCCGCTAAAATATTAGCCAACAGCTGGTGTCATACATGTGGACTTGAAGTATCTGAAGAAACCAAAAAGAAAATATCTGATAAAATGAAACAATATTTACAGACAGATGAAGGTAAACAGAAAAAGAAAGAAAGTTTTATAAAACGTTCGGCAACTATTCTAGCTAGAAAAATAGCCGAATTTGAAAAAATGGAAACTAAATTATGTACTGGTTCTAATGGTTGTAATCAAGTAAAATCTGTAGATTTATTCCATAAGAGAGGAACTTATAGTTATAATACAATTTGTAAAGATTGTATGAGCAAATACAAGCAAATGAAAAAATCAATTAAAAATTGAATTTACTTTAATTTATTTTATGATATATTTAATTAATGCAATTAGTTGTTAAATCAATTACAGGAACTTCAATTACCGTCGATGTAGAACATACAGACAAAATCAAAGATATTAAGTTAGCTATTCAAGAAAAAGAAGGTATTCCATATGAACAACAAAGAATTATTTATGCAGGTAGGTCATTAGCTGATGATAAAAATATTGAAGAATATAAAATACAGGCAGGTAACGTTCTTCATATGGTTCTCCAGTTAAGAGGAGGTTAAATTAATTTGGTAATATTTTCTAATAACTTATATATATATGGGATTATTAGAAGATATTGATTTTAAAAAAAATTATTTAATTTATTTATCAATAATTGGTTTATTCATATTTGCTTTATATTTGTATAAAAAAACTTTACAAAGCTACACCACATGTTCAACTGAAAATATGACAGACCTTGGTAATATTGAAACTGATCCAATTAGAAATTTATCTGCTTTATGCAAATCACTAACTGATAAAGAAAATATAATTATTCCTGGAACTATTAATGTAGACGCTGTTAATATTGGCGAAGGTCCAAATATGTGGTCTATTAGTTCTGATAATAATAAAAATTTATATATTAAGAACGGACCAAAAGATTCACCATCTGCCTCACAAATTATTTATACTGTTACTTAACTTTAATTCAAAATAGTTTCAAAACAAATTTCTCATAAATATATATATTAACATATTTATGGGATTATTAGAAGATATTAATTTCGAAAAAAATTATTTAATTTATTTTTCTGTAATAATACTATTTGTCATGTTTATTCATATTAATTATTTGAATTCACAAATGGAAAATATGACAAACACATCAGTTGAATCTGAACTTGCTGAACATATAAAAAAAATTTATAAAGCTGCAGATTTATTAAGAAGGAACCAATTGAAAGTTCCACAAATTAATGCTGGAGCAATTAGAATCGGAAATGAAGAAACTTATTGGGAAATTAAATCAAAACAAGATGATGGTTATAATTTAGTTTTTACAAACTATACAATTGAAGGTAATTCTAGTGGTTTAGATACATTAAGAAGAGAAAGAGGTTCCTTCAGTATTAAACGTTTCGCAAGTTCTAATGTTCTTCCACCTATATTAAATAATGTTAGAGAACAATATTTATATTCTAAAAGAATAATCAATTCATAAATTTCTTCATTCCACATGACTGGCATTCAAATTCATGAGATTTAGATGATTGTTTTGTCAGGGTAGTATGAGTACTACCACAACTTGAACAGACAACAAAAGTTTTAACATACTTAATTGCAAGTTCTGAAACTTCTGCCTGTTTTTGGTATTTTCCATGAATAATTAGACCATCAGACTTGGAACCAGAATACCAATTTACTTCTTTTCCTGGTAGTTGGTCTTTCAGAAATTCCATAAAATGGTCTGGATGTCGTCTCACAACTCTAAGATATTCCTTTACATTTTTCCAATGTAATCTTGTAGTACCTATATTGGTCACAATATTAGGAAGAATCAAGAGGTCTCCGCGAGATTCTTGTTCAAGGTTTTGGTAAGCTTTATTAACCATATCAATAAATGTTTGATCCATTATTTAATATATTATTGTTTTATATTAAATAATATTCAATTTTTTTCATTTTGAAAACGATTCAGTCAGTAAATAACTGCTTTTCTACTTCATTAATTTGACAATTAATTAAATGATATAATTTAATTTTTTCTTCTAAAGTTGTTGCTTCTTTGAATGTTGCCACTAATTTATCAATATCTTGCTTATCATTTTTAGATTTCTTTTTTTTAGTTTCAACATCTGTTTTAACCTCATTTTTTATAATCATAGATACTAATTCAGATAATTTTTGTTGTTCTTGTAATATTTTTTCTTTAATCTCTTTCATTTTATTAATTTTTTCATTCCAGTTCTCAATTGATTCCAAATTTTGGACCTCTTCTTCTAATGTTTTAAATACTTCTGACATTAGTATCAGAGATATTTATTTTTTAAATAATTTTTCTTTTTATTCATAAAAATTAAAATTAATCCACTTATTTATTGCTAAATATTTACTATCAGGACTATATTTGATAAACCTTGCAAAATCACTATTATCTGATAAAGTTATAGTTTTAATTTCTTGAAAATTAGTTGTGTCATAAATATAAACTGTACCTAATACACCACCACCTCCTTCTCCATAAAAATCAACCAAAAGATTAATTGCTATTTTTGTTCCATCTGGGGACCAAGATATAGATGAACCAAATTTTTCTTGAATTTCAGGAGATGAAATTAATCCACTGGATATTGGTTCTAATTGACTTAAATCATCATAAATATTTACAAAATATGACCCTAAATATTCATACCCAATCGAAAATATTGAACCATTTGGACTAAATTCAAAGTTATAATATGATAAAACAAATTTATTCGAAAATACATTGTTTTCATATTGGTTTGATAATTCAAAAATAAAAACTGCATCAAATTCGGTCCCAATTGCAATTTTATTACCACTAGGACTAACTTTAATCATGTATCCAAAATATAATAAATCTATAATTGTTTCTTCATTAGGGTCTAAGTAAAATAATTTAATTAAATCACCACTTGTAACATCAATACCAAGAACTACTCCCATGTTTCCAGATATTGGGCTTTCAAATATCAAGTTTTGTATTGGTGTTATAGTTCCAACATATACTACATTACTATTTGAATCCCAATCAAAAGATGGTAGCATTTGACTCATTATTGGATAATCAGATGGTATAATTATATTATCAGGTGTATTTGTTGAATCAGTCAAAAATTTATCTAATGAATATATTAATATTTTAGATGGAGACCCGTCATCCATTTCAATATTAGGAGCAATTAAAATAGCAAATTTTTTACCATCTGGACTAAATTTAACTTTTTGTACGCGGTCTGGATTATCAAATATAATTTTTTTTATTTGGTTTGGTTCCTTATTTGAATCTATTTGTGATACATCATACAAAATTACATTTGAAGAAAAATTATTATTTTGGTCTTCATACCATGACAAGATATAATTCTGATCTGGAGACCAATCGAATTGACTTCCAAAGTATTCGTTTTGTACTTGAGAACCAAACTCAAAAATAAAATTAGAATTTCCATTTGTATATTTGATATTCTTATTATGAATTTGTAGTAATGATTTTGGTAAATAATTTTTTGATGGTATTCCACTTACCACAAATCTGTTTTGAACCGATAATACTTTCATTAAATAATTAAAGTAAAAATTTAATTACTAGGTTAAAAAATTATAACTTTTCAATTAATTTTATCTTAAATTCTTTATCAGCCCACCTTAATTTAATTATGTGTCCGATAAAATTTTCTATTTCTTCATTGTCTTCTATTTTAGCATTTGTTTTAGTATACAACCCAATATCTTTTCCTAAATTTATTTGCACTTTTGATTCAAGCACAGATAATTTAACCATCAGATTTCCAATATCATTTCTAATTAAATTTTGACAATCATTTTTTAATTTTACTAATCCATTAAATATTTTATATAATCTTTCATTTAATTTACCTAGTGCATTTTGACTATTTGTTATATCATCCAATAATTCTGAATTTATCTGGTCTCTCATCTTTTCAAGTGAATTGATAAATTTTTTATTATGCTCTACTATAAATTGTGCTGCTAAACTTGGTGTAGGAGTACTTATGTCTGCCACTAAATCTAATAATGGATTATCTACTTGGTGACCTATTGCACTTAATACAGGTAAATGAAATTGATATACTGATTCAATTAACTCAGGTTGAGAAAATCCAAATAAATCTGAAAAACTACCTCCTCCTCTTGTAATAACAACCAAATCATATTGAGTATTTGATTTCTTAAGTTCATCTAACACTTCACAAATATTTTTTGGACATTCCACGCCTTGTACTTTAACATCTTTAATATCATAATTTATTAATGATTTGTTATTGTTTATATTGTAAATAAAATCCTGAAGAGCAGCACCATCTTCACTTGTAATAATTAATATATTTTTTAAAATTTTTGGTAAAGTTTTTTTCCTCGATAAATTGAAATAACCTTTGGAATTAAATTCTTGTTTTATTTTTTCATATTTTATAAATAATTCTCCTTCACCTTCATTTGTTACTATTTTATCCACAATAAGATTAACATTTCCTGTACCTGCATAAAAATCTAATTTACAATCCATAGTTAGTTTTTGTCCTTCAGTTATATCTTCTTTATTTATATTTTTGGATTTCCAAATAATCGATTTTATATTTGATGAATCATCTTTTAAAGAAAAATATAAATGACCTCCTCTAATTGTTGGTTGTGAAACTTCACCAACTACCCTAATTTTTTTATTAGCAATTACGGATTTTAAATATTCGGATAATTCTGTTACTGTAAACACATGTTCTTTTGACATTTTAATAATAAAATTTATTTTCTTTTTAAATATAATATGAAACAATTTTTATTGCTTATTATTTTAATATTAATCATAATACTATTTCAAAGAGTTTATGAAAACTTTGATATAGTTAGTGATACTGAATATAAAACATTTGAATCATCATATAAGTCAGATGAAGATGAATCACAACCTTCTTATTTATCTAACTTAACCCAACAATATCAACCCAATGTAAAATGTTGTTTGATTCAAAAGAATTACGTGGAAGATTCTAATAATGAATTTGGGGGAAATTTTAAATATCAATTCAAAAAAATGGAAAATGAAAATTGTGACTCAAAATTGTATAATCCAAATTCAAATCAACAACTATTTTTTAATGGTGAAAATGGATGGAATAATATTAACTGTGACGAAAATAAAAATATTCTGGGTTCATGTAGACAAACCAATAAAGAATGCATCGATTTTGTTACAAAGGAATTTTGTGACAAATACAAAATGACATGGTCAGAAAGAACCTGTCAAAATCAATTAGATTTTAAATGGGAAGATAAAACAAGAATTCCATTACCGGAATTGAAAGATGATGGAACATTTGTTATGTTTAAAAGATGGAATTAATTATTTGGTATCAGTATTAGAATTTACTGATTTTTTAAATTTAACATATAATTTTAGGAAAACATTTTTAATTAACTCCACGTTATTATCATTTGACTCTGGAATATTTTTTAATGATAATTTGGTTGCTAAATCTTTTAATTTTATAAAACCATAACTATGATAAAAACTTATGGTATCAACTATTACATAATTACTAAAATCCAAATTAATATTATAACGTACTGCCTCAGATAAAATAGTTTTCAGATGAAAATCAATATTATGACTTACAATTATATCAACATTTTTCAAATCAGTTTTAAATTGGCTAATAAGTTCTTCAGGGTCTTTTCCTTTTTTATTGGCAATTTGTTGGGTAATCCCATGAAATCCTATTGTTTCTTCAGGTATCACCATACATCTTGGTTTTACAATTTGTCTAACTTTAATTTCTTGAATGAATTCATTATTTTTAACAAATCCTATTTCATAATTTAATGAAACCATTCGGGCGAATTCAAATAACTTTTTTTTTGAAACAGGTTCATTAGTATGATGAAGACCTGTAGTCTCAGTATAAATAAAGCAGATTCTTTTATACATCTTATTAGATTAATTTGAATATATCTTTAATTAAGTTATTTTCAATTTTTATCTTGAAATTGACATAAATTGCACAACAATACATTTTCTTGTTCCCTTACCATTAATTGATTGAGGACGATGATATAAATTTCCTCCTAATAATGCAACCATATTGTTTTGTATTTCTAATTTTTTTTGTACAATATTTGAGAATAATCCAAATCCCCATTTATTTATAACTTCTTGATATAATAGATTTCCTCCAATAATATTGGGGTCTTTTTGTAGATAAAAAATACATGTTTCAACACAATATGGTAACCCACCATAATCATCCTCATGCATATCCAAATTACTGGTTACTTTTTTACCATCACAACTATATTTCCAAAATTCAATCAGTCCATTGGTTTTATCAATATTAAATCCATTTGATGATAAATAGTAATAAGCCTCATTTAATATTTCTTTTAATTCATAATTAACTTCTTCTTTGTTTGAAAATATAAATTGTTGACAAACTTTATCATTAGATATATTTTTAGAACAAAATGTGTCAAAGATACTAATAAATTTATTATTAGTATCTGAGTCAATAAATCCCGATAATAATTTAGGATTTTGGTTGTTGGTATGTGGTATAAAATTTGATTCATTATTTAAGTTTATCATTGGGATATATAATACATTTTTTATAAAAATTATTTTTCACTTTTTTAATGTGATGATTGCATTAAATAAACCCCATGTTTTAATCCAGAATAAATACCAACACCTATTAAAGCATTATGGAACCATTCAGGTCTTTCTGATTTCAATCCATAATAAATACCAATACCCCCAGTTATTAAATGTCCAAATGAAATGATATTGAAATTATCTAACAATCTAACCCCATGATATAGTATTCCAAATGCTAAACTAATTATTAGTAATAATATTGATAGTTGATTGGAATTATTTTTATTTATACCTATATAAATGAATAAAGGAGCAATTACCAAAATATGGAATAAGTTTATTAATTGCCATTCTAAATCTTTTTCTTCAGATGTCATTTTGGATTTGTCAGTTTGACTTGGCATATGTGGTTCTGGTTTTAATTTATCTGTAATACCAAGTTTACTGGAGCTCTTCTTCAGTGCCAATTTTTGACAATCATACCAAGCCATTGATACATAAGATACAATAAATAAAATCATTGCAACAAATATCTTCCAGTAAATATTCATTTCTGGTGGATGATAAAAAAATAATCCAATAATAATTATACTAAAAATTATGCATTTTGGATTCAATTCAAATGGATAATTTGGAAATAAACCTCCTGCCATATTATTATAAACTATATAATAAATTTAAATTTTTTAAGAAAAATTGATGAATTATGTTAAAGATTATGTTAGATTATAGTATATAAATGAGTTATTATCTGATTGACTTTAGTACAAATAAAATAGACTTTACTTTTGACCAATTAATTATTGGTAGGAAAATTAAAATGGACCAAGAAAATTCTAAATATTATATTTATTATCAAGTAGATTCAAATGATACACCTAAAGAAATATATTTAAGATTACCAAAACTAAGACTTATTTATAATATGGGAAATCATAAATTTAATCAATTAAGCATCCCAATTTATCCCAATTGGGAACAAACAAATATTTTTATAGATTGGATTAAAAATTTCGAAAAAAACATAGAAGAGTGTTTTAAAGGGAAAAAAATAAATCGGGAATTTGTTAGTCTAATTAGTAAAAAAAATTTACTTAATTTTATTAAAGCTAATGTTAATGATAAACTAAAGATAACATCTAATATTGAAAACAAACAACTTAAATTGGAAGATTTTAAAATAAACGGACAAATAGAAATAGTAATTAAAATTAGCTATATTTGGTCAAGAGGAGAAAAATTAGGTTTATCTTCACAACTTTATCAAATTAAATATTATGCACCACCTGATCAACTAGATATTAATTTCATTGATCCAACACCAAAAATTTCTATACCCATTCCACCACCCCCTCCATCTTTCTTATTGCCAAATAATCCTATCAAAGTAAATCCAGAAGAAATAGCAATTAAATCTGCTAATTTAACTGGTAGTAGCTTACCCCCTCAAATTCCAATTAAAATGATACCTTCCGTTAAAGATTTACAAAAAGCTATTAAAGGATTAAAGTCTGTAAATAATAAAGAAGAAGATTAATGTCATTAATACCAGAAATTGAAGAAGGTAACATTGAATATAAGAGGTATTTAATTAATGTTGATTCTACTAGATTAGAACAATTAGCTACACAAATGAAATGGAGATTGTCTGAAGGAGATAATCAAGCAATTTATTATTTAGGAGTAGATGATGATGGTACACCTTATCCGATAAATGAAAAAGAAAAAAAAGAAACCTTAAATAATTTTATTTTACTATTAGAAAAAAACAATGCTGAAATAATTGATTTTAAAGTTATAAAAACCACATATAGTGAAAAACCTTGTTCATATTTTAAAATTACAATTAGGAGAAAAACTAAAATTTTACCAGAAGTACGGATTGTGTTGTTGGGTGACAGTCAAACTGGTAAAACCACATTCCTATCAAATATTTTACTTAATAAAATAGATGGAAAAACTGAAGCACGTATTTATTTAATGAATCATAAACATGAATTAGAAACAAAAAAAACATCATCAATAAATTGTCATTATAAAATTTTTAAAAATTCTGAAAAAGAATACAAATATACTTTTTTAGAAGCACCTGGTAGTGAACAATATAAACGTACCAAATATAAAACATTATTAGGTACCCATCCAAATTTATGTTTATTATTTACAGATAAATTTAACAATTATAATCATTTTGATAAGTTCATATTAGATAAATTGGACATACCCTACATAATTGTTAATATATTTGATTCCAACAGTTTATTTTATTGTAAGAAATTAATTGATAAAGAACAAATATTTCTTATGATTAATAGTAAAATTAATAGTCTTAATTCCAATGATGCTATTCATGAAACAAAATTCAATATTTTAAATATTTATCCACATAATGATTTAGGGATAATAGTTTCAGGATTTTTGGTCTCAGGAAAAATAGAAATTAACAAACCAATATTTTGGAAAATACAATCTAATTATGTAAAATGTCAAATTAAATCTATTCATATTAATTCTGAACCAGTTAAAAAATTTAATAAACAACAAATGTTGACAGTTTGTTTACAAACAAATAAGATTCCTAAAAAAAATTGGAAATATGGTTTATTGGTTAATAATAAAGAAAAATCATCAAACACAAACATAAAACAAACTTTTAGTATTAATAATTTTAATAATATCAATGAAATAACTAATTTAATGTCAACAGGATTTTTTTACGGATATTGTGAGAATAAATTAATTTATTTCACTGATATAAGGTTATTAGAAGATAATAAATTTGAAGCAAATGTTTCAAACTATTATTATGAAAAAAGTCCAATAATAATAGATTGTAATTTTAAAGGAATTGTTTATGGAATTTAATTATTAGGAATATTTATAACGGTAGGAACAAAAGGTACGAATGGGGAGACAACAGGACTGAGAGGGAACATAGTGCTGATAATTGGTTCAGCAACTCTGGGAGGGATGTAAGTATCATTAGTTACAATTGGAATTGGATAATTTAAACCAACAGGGAACATATTGATACCAACTTTATTTCTACCATCTTCTTGATAATATCTGATTTGAGCCTGCATGTTGTTACTTTGGTCCTTAATAATCATTTGGGTTAAGTTCAAATTACGATTTAATTTAACATAATTTTTAACCGCATCCTTAAAAGAATCTCCATAAATAATTGATTCAAATGGGTAAACTATTTTAAATTCTAACATTAATATACATGGGAAAATAATTTATTAATATAATAAAAATTATAATTTATAATATTTATTTTATTGGCTAAAAAATTGATTTGTTTACTATTAAAGAAATAATTTAATCATATAATAAATACCTATATGGGCATTAAAAACTTACTTAAATTCTTATCTGATTATCCTGAAATAATTTCTGAAAAAGAGACAAATAATTATTACGGGAAGAAAATTGCTATTGACATCAGCATATTAATGTATCAAGTTGTTATAGCAATTAGAAACTCCGGTTCAGATTTAACAAATGAAAAAGGAGAAATTACATCACATATTTTGGGATTATTTAATAAAACATTAGCATTCCTTGAAAAAGGAATCATTCCAGTTTATGTATTTGATGGCAAACCGCCTCAACTCAAACAAAAAATATTAGACGCACGTAAACAAATAAGAAAAAAAGCCCTCGAAAAATTATCTGATGCACAAACCGAAAGTGATAAAATCAAATATTTAAAAAGAAGTGTTTGTATATCAAGAGAACAAATGGACCAATGTAGAGAACTGTTAAATATGATGGGTATTCCTTTTATTGATGCACCTGAAGAAGCAGATTCAGAATTAGCATATTTATGCAAGTCAAATATGGTATATGCAGTATTAACAGAGGATATGGATATATTGACTTTTGGTTCACCTAGAATTATTAGAAATTTATCATCAAGTAAAAAAATTCCATTAGAAATAGAGTTAGATAAAATTTTAAATAACTTGAATATTAATCATGAACAATTCATTGAATTATGTATTTTATTTGGGTGTGATTATTGTCAAGGTATTGCAGATGCAAAACCAAATGATATTTTTAATGCATATATTAAGCATAAATCAATGGATGCAGCATTAAAGGAATTAGCAGAATTGAAATACCCTATACCTGAAAATTATAATTATCAAGATGCTAAAAACTATTTCTTAAATTCATTACATGATGAGGTTGCACAAGATAAATTACAACTTAAAAAACCAGATATTGACCATTTATTAAATTTATTAGTAAATAAGTATGGCTTAATTAAATATAAAGTACTTGGAAAATTAAATAAGCTTAATGAATATTATAATAAGTTTAAAAACACTTAATGTAATATTTGTTTTAATTTATTGGTGAATTGATTTATATCAACCACATAGTTTAAAATTTCATAGTGACATTTTGATATGAAACTTGAATTAGAACAGTCAAATAAATTTTTATTTAAATTACCTGTGTTAACCGAATAATAAATTTCATCTAAATTATAAAAAAATTGTGGATGTCTTTCAATAAATATTCTTATTGATTTAACCAAATCTTCATCAATAAATTTTTTATTTTTGTATTCTACAAACAATGAATAAAATTCTGGTTTTGATAAATCACTCATTCTGACAGGAGTAATGTATAATAGTTGTTCTAATGGAGTGATATCTAATTTTTTATATTTTTGCTTGGTTTCTAGTATAGAACTAGAATAACTTGTTACCATGGTTTCAAATAAAGGAGCTTTAAAATATGGATAATACCATGTTTCATCAATAGAATTTATTTTCTGCTTTCCAGTACATGGTTCAGAAAGCCTAGTAAAATAATATTGATAAACCCATCTAAATCCTTTCAAATATGCATTAACAGCAGTTTTTCTATCATTTCCATCAAAATATTTTTTATAATAAAAAGACTCATCTATTTTTCTTGTTTTCATAATTCTCAAATAAAATTCATTAATTGGATTAAATAGATTATAATACTTATCTAATCTATTTTCCATTAAATATATTTCAACTTCTCTAGGTGATAATTCTTTCATATTCATCAAATGTTTTTTAATTTTGGATTGATATTTTGTCTCTCTTAATTTTTCATAAGATGAATTTTCATTAATATTTGCAATATCAATTGTAAAGATTGCATTTAATGGTAAAATATATTTCAATGATTGTTGAACTATTTCGAATAATTTATTTCTATCATATAAATAAAATTCTAAACATCCATGAAATTTGGTTTTTGGTTTGTTTTTCCTTAATGTATCTAATATTTTAAATGGATCTATATAAAAAAGTAAATTGTTATGAAAATTATAAAAAGGCTCGCCAAATTTATTTCCAGTTATTTCAGACACATTCGATGATGTTTTTAATTTAAGCAAATCTATTAAAAAATTTGTTTGATTAGCATAATTGTAATTATGATGAATATTTTGATATGAATTTCTAAATAATAATCTCTTTTCATGATGACTAATAATTATTAAATATTTATGAAAATTTGATGTGATGATATCATTATCTAATAATAAATAACCATTATCAATTAGATTAATTAGGTACATATCAATTAAAAATAGAAAATCATAATTTGTTTGTATTGCTTCGCATTTTGGTAAAAAATCATTTCCAAAAATTGTAAAAATAAAAACCAAATCTCTTATTAATCTTCTTATATTCAACTCTTCATATTCGGAACCTTCAAGCCTATCCAAACAATATGAATAAATTGTTTGTTTTAATAGTTGGATATCGATAATTGATAAATTATTATGATTATTATCATATCTTAATACATCAATAAAATCTGAATTTTTTGATATCATACTTAATAATATTACATCTGCATCAGGACTGAAAAATATTATTTTATCTTTGGTGTTTAAATTGTTAATTAAATCAAAAATCTTCATTTCACCCTCTCCTTCGACATCATAATCTGATATTTCTATCTTTTTTATTTTAGAAAAGAATTCATAATCTTTTGGTTTTAAAATTAAATCCTCTTTTTTTACTAATTTATTTTTTGAAATAAGTTTAATGTTTTTTAAATAGTCACTTACCTTATTCATAAATATTGTTCCAGGACTAATATTATTTTTACTCCAATTAAATGGTAAAGAATATTTTTCCAATAATTTATTCACAAAATCACCAATAAATCTCCTCTTTTTTTGTTCTAAAATTTTTGCAAATGTTGGGACCCCATCTATTGCAATAAAAATTTGTTCTAATTTTGTTAAATCAAAACGTTCTAATAAAGAAATCAAAAAATTATTTATTTCTTTGATAATCAAATATTCAATATCATTCAAATGATATTCCGTTTTTGAATCTTTAGTACTGTGAGATTGATTTAATTCATTAATTAGTTTACTTGAAGAATTATGAATTATGGAATTAAAATCTATTAGTAAAAATTTACCTTGAATTAAATCGTTTGATTCGGTATTATTCAAATCAATTGTATTAATTATCTTAAAATTGCGATTTACAGTTGAGAAAAATTTCTCAATTCCCATTATATTATTCTAGATATAAAAAGTTTCATATAAATAATAATTTTTTGGTTATATCGACTTGTTCATTTTACAGCATATAACCTTTAAATATTAGACTTTAAAATATATTAAAAAACCATAAAAAAAATTGTTTTTATTATTACCTAAGGGAAAAACTAACAAAGATAATGAATATTGACGTAGATAATTTTGTTGATTATATTAATAAAAATACCGTAAACTCAGCTGGTAAAAGACCACGTAATTCTTTATCATCTGAAGAAATCATATCCGACCTAAAAATTGTTGCTGTTGATAGACTTCTTAATTTGGATAAACATTCACTAAGTTTAAAAGGTCGTGAACTATCTAAATTTATTGAAAGTCTAAAAGATGTTTTTAAGAAAGTGATTTATGGTTTCAAAAATGATAGACAAATTCATCGAGAGCTACCTGAAGTATTGAGACTTGGATTAATTGCTGAATTATCTATTTGTAGAAATATTTTGGATCAAGCTAATACTTGTTCATTTGATGACAAGACTAAAACTTTTGAACAATGTCTTAAGATTGTTAAAAATAATATTAACAAAACCAATACTAAATCCACAAACAAAAAACAAAGAAAAGAAATTCAAAGACCTGAATTCGTAATTGAATTTGATAAAAATAACGAAGATGAAGATGATGATGTATATGAAGAAGAATCTGATTATCAGACATCAGATGATGAAGATATGAATGAAGATGAAGAAGATGAAGAAGACCTATATGGTGATGACGATGATGACAACGATGATGACAACGATGATAATGACGACGATGATGATAATGATGACGACGAAGAGTCTGATGAATTTAAATCAAAGAAAAGTGTTCTTAATAAGAAGGACGGTCGCGAATTCGTTCATCAAATCTTCAAATCCAGAGACAATGATGATGAAGAGGATGAAATTCTTAAATACTATTCTAAATTATCTGATGAAGAAAAAACTGAAGCTTTGGAACAAATCAAACAAATTAACAAATTCCAAGCTGGTGACAAACCTATCCTATTCCAAATAATGGAAATGCCACTACCAATTGGTCAAAAGAATCATATTCTTAAAACTTATACAACCCTTGTATCTGCTAGACATCCAGACAACAAACTAAAAACATGGTTTGATTCTCTGATGACAATTCCATTTGGAAAATATAAGGGTGTTAGTCTAGATTCTATTAAGTCTAAGAAAGTTAAAAATTTCCTAAATAATCTTCAAAAAACTATGGATGGAGCTGTTTATGGTCATGATGAAGCCAAGCGACAAATTATTCAAATGATGGGTCAGCAAATTAGAAATCCAAAATCTAAGGGTAATATGCTTGGTATCTATGGTCCTCCAGGTAATGGTAAAACGTCACTTGTGAAAGAAGGTATTGCTAAAGCGATGGATAAACCATTCGTTTTCATTTCACTTGGTGGTGCTACCGATGCATCATTTTTAGAAGGTCATTCATACACTTACGAGGGCTCTATTTATGGTCGAATTGTTAATGGTCTAATCACAAGTAAATGCATGGACCCAATTATTTATTTTGATGAACTTGATAAAATTTCCAAAACCCATAAAGGTGATGAAATTACCAACATTCTAGTTCATTTGACTGACCCAGTTCAAAATACTCACTTTAGAGATAAATATTTCCACGGTATTGATATTGATTTGTCACGTGCCACTATGATTTTCAGTTTTAACGACCCATCTAATATTAACCCCATTCTTTTGGACCGCATTACCACGGTGGAAACTAAATATCTTATGGTATCACAAAAAATTCATATTGCTGAGAAATATTTGCTTCCTGAAATGATGAAAGAAATGGGTCTTGAACCAAATGATGTTAACATGACTGAAGATACTATTAGATATATCATTAATACTTATACTAACGAAGGCGGTGTTAGAAAACTAAAATCCATTCTGTATAATATTTGTCGTGAACTTAACTTGGCCAATTTAATCAAGTCTTCTGTAGATGGACAAAAAATTAAATTCCCATTCACTGTTGAACCTCATCATCTCAAAACTCTTCTCAAGCATAAATATGAATATGACCACGACAAGGTTCATCCAGATGATAAACCTGGAGTTGTAAATGGTCTATGGGCTAATTCGTTAGGTCAAGGTGGTATTCTATCAATTGAAACCATGCTTGTTCCATCAGCTTCAGCTCTTGCTGTTAAAGCAACTGGATACCTTGAAAAGGTTATTAAAGAAAGTACTGAAGTAGCTACAAGTCTTGCTTGGAATTACTTACCCGAAGACCTTAAAACTAAATTCCTGGCTGACTGGAAAGACCGTCCCATGGGTATTCACATTCATTGTCCTGATGGTGCTACACCAAAGGATGGTCCTTCAGCTGGTGCTGCATTAACAATTGCTCTTTATTCACTTCTTACTGGAAGGAAAATCAAACATGATATCGCCATGACGGGTGAAATTAATTTGGAAGGTAAAGTTACTGCAATTGGCGGACTAGAAGAAAAACTTGAAGGTGCTAAACGTGCAGGAGTTAAACTTGTTCTCTATCCTAAGGAAAATCAAAAGCATATTGATAAGATTAAGGAAAGAAATGTTAGTCTGATTGGAGATGATTTTACTGTTATCCCAATTGAGTCATTTGAAGAAGTTATGAAATATGCTCTAATTAATTAATTGTTTTATTTATTTTTATTATTGTATACAATATTTATTGTTTACAATAATACTAACTAATATTTACTGCGAATGGTCCCAACACAACAGCCATGTGGTATTCTTTATGTTAATAACAAAACATTGTCTAGTATAAACTAAACAACCAATCTCATGGATTTGAAAAACCTTTGAACTTTAAATCTTAAACTTTAATCATATTAATCTTTAATTTTTTAACTATGAACTCTTAGCTTTTACCTTTAATCTTTTAAGGGGTAACTCAATTTCAGTACTATACCAAAATTAAATAACAATTTATTTTATAATGCACATAACCGAGGCATAAACGGTGTTATTATCTAAAAAATTTCGTTGGGCTGGGAAATTAATTTATTATTTTAATTTGAATCAATTGTAATGGTTGTTAATGCATTAGATTCTGATAAAGCATAATCAACATTAGCTGAAAAATCTTCAATTTCCATTTCTAAATTTTTAATTACTTGTTCTAAATTTAACGGGTCGAATACTTCTATAGGATCTCCCTTTGTAATTCCATCTGTAATGGTTTGAATTGTATTTGTATCCGGTTTTGCATCTTTACCACATATTATTCTAATATTTTCATCAATCTTAGTTTGAACTCTTTGTTTGTGAGATTCACTCTCAACAATAACAAGCTGCCTTTGTTTTTTCAAGTTATCTAGCAAATATTTCTTATACTCAATAATATTTTTGAATTCAATTGCCTGAGCCACCGTCATTGTTTGCGAACCAATGGTTACTTGTTTGGTTGAATTAGATAAAACAATAGCATTTTTAACTGCATTTTTTCTTTTTATTAAATCATTTAATGATTGAAAATCTGATGTGATTTTTTTCTTAAAATCCTCTTCATTCAAATTATAATTTTTATTTTTTGTTTTGTAACAAGTCCAAACATTTTCACCAATCATTTTATTTATTCTACTGTCTAATGTTTTTAACTCAACAAGTGCACGAGCAATAGATATTGTCATGAATTAAGCTAATATGATGCTATTTCTTTAAATATTTTTTAATAAAATATTTCCCTTTATACTTGTGTATGTATATTATTCAAATAACAATTTTAGTTTAAGTTATCCTATATAAATTTTATTATAAAAAATTTAAAATTAAATTTAATTGTTAAAAAATTAATATAAAAAATTCTCATCAAATATATATAATGAATCATAAGAATTTAGTAAATCTAGTTAACCTTAAAGGTGGAAATAATAATTATGATGTTATCAAAATAAATAATTTAGAAAATATGTTCGAATCTGAAACTGACCAAATTGATTATTCAAAATCATATCTTAGTTTGTTAAATGATAATCAAGATGGTGGTAAATTATCATTAGGTAAAGTTGTCAAAAAAGCCAGAAAAGCCGCCAAAAAGGCTGTTAAACAGGCTAAGAAGGCTGCTAAAAAAGCAACTAAAGCTGCCAAGAAAGCTGTTAAGAAAACCAAAAAAGCTGCCAAGAAAGCTATTAAAGCTGCAGAAGAAGCTGCTGGTGCTACCGGCATTAGTTTAGGTGATTTTGAAGAAGGACCAATGGACCCTGAAGTTGCTGAAAAGAAGGCTGCAAGAAAAGCTGCCAAGAAAGAAAAAAAGGCTGCTAAGAAAGCTGTTAAGAAAGCTAAGAAGGAAGTTAAGAAAGCCAAGAAGGCACATAAGAAAGCTGTTAAGAAAGCCAAAGAAACTGGTGAAGCCATCCCTGAACCTTCTCCTGAAATTGCCGAAGCCGAAAGCAAATTAAAGGAAGCCAAAGAAAAGAAGAAAGTTGTCAAACAAAAAGCTAAACAAGCTAAAGTCGAACTCAAAGAAGCTAAAAAAGCCGCCAAAGCAAAAGTTGCACCTGTTGTAGCTCCTAAATTAGAAGATTCAGATACTGAATCAGTCTCTTCTGACTCTTCTGACTCTTCTGTATCATCTGACTCTTCTGTCTCTTCTGTCTCTTCTGTCTCTTCTGACTCTTCTGTCTCTTCTGTCTCTTCTGTTTCCTCTGAACCTGAAGTCAAAGCTGCTCCTGAACAAGCAGGTGGTCATTACAGAAACAAACTTAGAAAAGTCAATAATGAAATCGAAAGATTACAAAGATTATTAAACTAAAATAACTTTTCAAATAATTTTACAACCTTATTAAAATATAATTTTGGAATATTTTCAAAGTCAATCATTTTTTTATTAAATTCATATTGTTTTTTTGCATCTGGATTAGAACTTAAATACTCATTTAGTTTAATTTCTGACTCCAATATTTCTTTCTTTTTTATTCTTTTTCCTTTTGGGAAAATACCAGGAATACAATCAGATGTATCTCCTAATAATATCTTATTATGAAGAGCTTTTTTAGCTTCATCAACAGTTAAAACTAATGGTTTCTTAATTTTATAATTAATAAATGTTACATTGGGTCTTCCCAGTTGTAAAAAATCCTCATCACCGGAAACCAAATAGATTTGACGTTGAGGATATTGTTCTTTCAGATGTAATGTTATCACTGCAATTAAATCATCTGCCTCCATTTTTTCAACTCTTAAACTTTTAATATTTTTATTTTGTTCAATGAATTTTGGTATCATACTTGTATAAGTATATTCAAATGTTGGTTTGAAATTATGTTTTAAAGATAAATCTGCTCTATCACCTTTGTAATCACACTGTAATTGGGTTCTCCACAAGTGTTCTTTAGGAGAATCCATACAAAATATAATATCAGAATTATCAAAAACCTTCTTTTTAACCAATTTAATTATTGAATCCAAATACATTTTTTCATATTTTTCAATAAATACTTGATTTGTTTTCCAATCATATTTAGAGTCATCTTTATATTGTTTGAATTCTTCGGCAAAAGCAAATGAATACCATCTGATAGTGGCAAAAAATCTATAAAAAGATGTATATGAAGAATCTACTAAAATCAATGGTCTATTGATTTCTTCTGTTTTGGTTTTGGTTTTACTCATTATATATAAAAGTGAATAATATTTAAATAATATTTATTCAATTTTATGAAAAATTGAAATGTACTGGGTTTCTCTAATAGTGATTATATTTAATGTCTCAATATTTATCATCAGATGAAATAGAATTTATCAAAGAAGAAATTAACCAGGATTATCAACAAATAGAAAAATTAACTCATCAGATTAATAATCTTAGAAAAAATATATATACTAAAAGAAATATTTTAATTAAAGGATGTAAACATAAAAAAGAAATTGATAGAAGTGTTGCTAGTGAACATACAGAATATTATTGTTTAATATGTGGTCAAGACTTATAATTTAGAACTAACTATTTTTAAATATTTATTTAAGAAATTATCAGATGAACCTCCTCTCATCATAATATTTGATTTAATAAATTCATCTCTTATTTGATTAAAATCAAGCTGTTGTTTTGTCATTTCATTTAAAATTCCAAATTTACTAACATATTTTTTAATTTCAGATATTAATTGATTATCTGATAATGTAGATAAATTATTTACCAGATAAGTATTGAATTTCTTATCAAGTTGATTCATTTTAATTGGATTATATAAAAGTTTGGTCAAAAGAAGACCCAATAATAAATTTTGTGTCAATTTTTCAATTTTGAAAATAGATGATTTATGGAATAATTTTAGATTATTTGTTAAAAATAAATAATCACCGTCTTTATGCATATTATACATCTTCAAATAAGATAATATGTTCATTATATATATTTCCTTGCTACCTAAATTCACAACAATACCAAATGGAGATTTATTAGTTTCTATTAAATATTTGTTACAATCATAATCAACTGAACCAACAAAATCAATAATATTATTCAAACCAACACTTGTATTATCCCCTTCAAAAGCAATATAATTAGTTACTTTATCATAATTTTCCTTATAAGATTTAATTAATTCATGATTGACTTCTATAATATTCTTATTATAAACCAATTTAGAAATTAATATTTTATCCAAGAAAGAACCGGGTACATCAAATAACTTTACTAATGAGCTTTTTGAAGTGGGTTGTTTTAATGATTTTATATATTCTAGTCTTTTAGTTACAAATGGTATGTTTTCAACCAGATTTCTTAAGAAAATACTTATTGATTGTTGTTGTTCTTGTTCTTGCTCTTGTTCTTGCTCTTGTTCTTGATTAGATACCAAACTTAATGCTTGTTTTTTAGTTCTATTGACATATCCAAGTAATTTCTTGTCAATTAAATCCTTTCTATTTAATTTTAATTCATCTAATTTATATTTGGTTTGATTAATTTTGAAATATTCACAATATTGTTCCTGTAATAAAGATAAAGAATTATCTTTAATATTTTGGACCGATATTTCATTTATTAATTCTTCTTCATATGGACTAGTAATGTTTAATGGATAATCAAATAATTTTTTATTTTGTTGCATTAATTCTCTTTTTAAACATCTGGTATTTTGTTTATAAAATTCATTATTTTGAATATTTGCATATGCATACTCTTTATTTATTAACAAAGTTAATAATTTTATTTGATCACTAGACCCTCCAAATTGGTCATTATCTTCTCTAATAATAATTGGTTTGTTAATTGTTATGAGTTTATCTGCAAATAAATCATGAGTATTCGGTAATATGTAATCAACAGTTTGTGCATTACCTATCTTTCTCATTCTATAAATAGCTTGAGTAACATCTCTATAACGATCATATACATTTATTGTCATTAATGCTCTAGCAGTAAAACTTAATTTAACATCCTGACCGGTAATATTTCCTTGGTCAAAATAAACAAATTTTTCAGTTAATTGATGTGGATTTGCATTAATATATAATTTTTCTTTATCATTGTTAATATTGGTTTCATCTATACAATATTGTAATCCTGAATTAAAATAAACTACAACCTTGACTCTTGAATTCAAGTTATTATAAATTAATTTAGCTATTTGTCTTGAATCTTTCCCAACAAAAAATGAACCACAATCAATCAATGCATTATAATTATTATTTGAAATTAACTTTTGCATTATTTCTGATATTTTTTCATCTACAGATTTATTATCAAAATTATCAATCTTATTAATTTGATTATTGATATTTAGACCTAAGAAATTTACTAAAATTTCAGATGTTTCTTCTGGTTTACTACTAATTTCTTTGATTCTATTATCACGATTTAAATCTAATGGTAATTTTAGATAAGGGGTCCCAGTAAATCCTGATTTATATTCTGTTACATGAGATGATAAAAAGTCAACTGCTGATATATTATATACTGATTCAACTAATTCAATATTATCTAATAGCTCATAAATTAAATACTTTTTAAAAATTTCTGAATGAGCTATATTATTTAATTGTTCAACAGTAAATAATTTATAATTTGATAATTCCAAACTTTCTTGACTAAATGTTTTGAATTTTACTATTAATGAATTATCATTTTCACTTGCTCTATACAAATTAAACATCTTATCCAAAACTAATAACACTAAATTATGATTAAAACCATCAGATAATACTGATAAAATTGTTAAAATAATAGTGATCTCGATTTGTGAATAACTAGAACCAACTACTGGTTGTTCTACAGCAGAAAATGGTATTGCATATTTAGCATCTTTGTTTAAATTTTTAATGTTTCTGAAGTCGATACCAAAATGTCTTCTATGTTCTAAATCCTTAATGGATGAAAATACAACATTATTAATTACATAAAAAGTCCTGATAATATTTAAAATATTTTTATCTGTGACATCTAATCTACCTTTATTAAATAGGAATTCATAAATCATTGTTGAATAGTCAGGTAATTTTGAATCTAATACTGATTTGAAAATCTCTTTATAAACTGGTTGGACCGATATAACATCATTAATACATAATCTTCCTTGATTATAAATAATACTTTTCCCAACAATTGAATCATTAGTAAGTATTTTACCAATTAAATCAATACAAAAATCAATTATAAATTTTGAATATGATAATTGTGAATATAATTTTGTTTTAGTTGGATAATTTAATTCACTTGTTACAGGATCTGTTATTAAATCAACTTCATCCATTAATATAAATGATTTGTTTAAAAATTGCCTAATATTATTTAACTTTGTAACTTTGTCTGTTTCCATTGTGTGTTTAAAGTAAGATTGTTGGGAATTTAATAATAATGATTTAATTGAACCATCTGAAATAATATAGATACTTTCTCGATTTTGTTCCTTAGTTAAATTTGGAACTAAAATTTTTTTCATTTTATTTTCATTAATTTCTAGAACATCTTTATTACCGCCTGATAAAATTTTACATACATTAAAATTAAATAACAAATTGACATTTTTACAAAATATATTAAATGATTGTTCCACTAAAAATTCAGGTAAAAGATTCATGGTTTGAATCTTTCTTATTGAACACAAAATTGAAACCATCGGCCCAATCACTGATGTTTTACCACCACCCATAATCAGTTGATGAATTCTGTTATTGTTTGATATTTTATCTGACATAATGGTATCAATAAGACTTAGTTGTGTAGGTTTAAGGAAATAACCACAACTAAATTCAAACATTAATGTAACTGCATTCTTTTTCATATTAATATTAAATTTATGGATATTATTTGTGGTAATAATTGGTTCAATATCATAATTTTTATTATTAATGTTTTCATTTAATTGTAATTTTAATCTGAATAGACTTGCTAATAAAATATTCAAATACATATATTTAACCGCAATATCTTTCTTATCATTTGATTGGTCTGAAATATTTAAAATTGTTCTCAAATCATCATTCACAAAACATTTTTGATAAATTATTCTCATAACTTTTTGAATCTGTTTAATTTTTGTTTTAACTTCTTCAAATATTGTAGTATAGAATAGTTCTTGATTATTAATAATTTTATAATTTTTTATTTGTTTTTCTAATTTTCTAAGATTTTCTAATTCTTGAATTCCTGTTTGACTAATTTCAGGAATAACAATTTGTTTTACTTCAATTGAATAATTTGACTGGTCTATTTCAATAATTGATAATTGTTTAAGTACTTCTTTATCAAAAGATGACAATTCAACTTCAGTATTAGAATCATATGGTAATATTTGTAGGTCAACATTTGGTATAATTTTATAATTACTTTCAACATAGTCTCCAGGAACTAAATCTTTTGCAACAATACCAAATCTACACAAATATTGATAAAAAGGTTTGATTGATGAGTCAACATCAAAATCTAAATCGAATGATTTTTTAGATACTTTAATATTAGTTAATAATCTTTGTTCAAATTCTATTTCATTTCGCAAGTATATAAAATCAAAAATATTCTTATATTTAACAATATCAAAATGAATATTAGATTCCAAATTCAATAACATTTCTTCAAAATTATCTTTTAATGGAATCTTATCATGTACAGTATTTGTAATGTATACTGAATCATTTATCAATTGACTTATTATATTAGGATGATTACTAAGTAACTTTAAAATAATTGTTTTTAATGAAATCATTGTAATGTTTTTATTTTGGAAAAATAAGAAAAGTTTCATTAAATTAATTAAATTTTTATCTAAATTACTCTTCTTAAATTCTAATTCATTAATTAAATGTTGGAATCTATTTCCAAATGAAATTATAGAATTATAATCAACATCCTCAAAACTATTAATTGCTATTAATAAATATGTTATCATCTCTTCGTCGCTATTAAACATTAAAAATTGTTCTGATGGATGAATCTCAATAAAATATTTTTTTATATCCAAATTTTTCATTATTGGTTCAAAATAAGTTTGTAAATGATGTAATCTAGGATTATTTCTTTCAAAACTAAAAAGATTGGATGATTGTAACATCATATCATATTCATTTGATACAAAATTAGCATCCATTTTTTGACATATATTGTAATTGCTAAACAATTCATAATTAGGTTTATTATATAAAACTAATTTGTATAAATGTGTATTAGATGTTTCCAAATTATTTTCAATTATAAATATATTGTTTGATTTTATCCATTTGGTAATTTCTATATTTGGTTCCTGTTTATAATAAACTTCTGTATTATTCAAAAATAATTTTTTTGAAGAAATATCGAATTCAAATATATCTTTAGTAGAATTTAAATAAATCACTAACTTTGTAGAGTTTCTAAAACATAATATTTCATCATATTTTTCTATAAATAATATTTTATCTGCTAATAGATTGAATTTATCATCAGATTTTAATTCAAAAATGTTAACAAATTCATATGTATCTTTAGAATCAGATAATTGTAATTTTTCTCCATTAAATTGTAATTTAAAATTATTATTTATTTGATATTCATTATTTATAAAGTTCATATATAATAAACAATTAATATCTAATTTAATCTTATTCATTAAACTTATAATATCATTCAAACATATATATTGGGATAAAGATATGTCAGTTCTTAATACCTTGTTGATTTTATCTGCAAACAATACCTTGGCATAAATGCTGTAATTACCATTCATTTCATAATAATCTGGATTTTCAATTAAAACTTTATTAATTGGATTTGTATAATAACTTAATTGCCAATATTCTAACACATAAATGTTCTTCTTTTGATATACATAATATACACATTCATTTTTATCATTTGTAATTTCCATGATTAATACAGATGAATCTTTATTAAGGAATAATTTTGTATTTGAATTTATTTGTACATATTTATCAAACTGACCGCTTAAAAAACAAATATTTAATAATGTCTCTATCTTATTTTTATCAATTGGTATAATATTTAATTTGTTTGGAAAACTATATACATCAATATATTTATTATTCATAAAATTCTTTATTATTAAATTATCTTTTTTAAATATATCATCTGTTTCATCATACTTAAATATACCACCTTCTTTTAATCCTACAGAATTACCTGGATAAAAATATATTTCTTTTTCATAAACAATTTGTTGTTCTATTTTATTTGTAATTAATTGTACTAATGTTTGAATGTTAAATATATCAATATTCATAAATTTATCATTATATTTTTCATCTATTTTGTAGCTGTGTTCAAAATTATATATTTTATTTTCATTATTTTGAACAATTGTATCATTAAAGATTAATCTATTTAATAGTTTATACATTTGTTCATATTGTCTTGATAAATCTTCTCTTTTAATTAACAAATTATAATAAATTAATAAACAACTTCTAATAATAATATTAGGATCTTCTATATTAAAATCTATCATACTTAAATCTAATTTAATTAAATTATTGATATCAAATCCAAACATAGATGATGAATATAATATAATGAATAGTATATGATTAAATTCTTTTAATTCTAATTTTTGGTAATTATTATTGAAATCTTCTAATAATTTATTAAAATGAACATTTATTTTTGGTAATAATCCACTGTAAATTATTTCTAAGGTAAAGTTAACACCCATATTAGTGTTTATTGAACCTATATTTAAACAATTGAACCTATACTGACTATATTTTTTAACATTAAAAATATTATCTGATAAATCTAATAAATAAGCCAAAAAATTCATATTATTGATATCAGAATTTCTAACATATTCTAAATTAAACACATTAATATCACCTGTATTAATTACTAATTCTTTAAAAACTAAATCTCCATTAACATCATAATATGAACTGTCTTTGCAAACATAATTTATAAATTTATCAAATTGTTCTATCTTTTTTTTCAATCTTGAATCCCTGAAAGAACCATTCATACGCGTGATTGTTCTATTATATGCATCATTTTTATAAAATATATTTTGATTAGTAACAATTTCTCTATGTTCTTCAATATTTTTATAATTACTGAATAAATTAAAATAACGACTAATCAAAAATCTACTAAATATTTTATGGATTTGCATTATATTTTCTCTAAGATTAGAATCAATTTTAGAAGAATTTATAAAATTAAACATCAAATCATCTCTAAACCAACTAAAATTTATTAAATTATTATATGGTAAATAAGTAAAATTTAATTTTTCGATATAAGTTAAATCACTACCAATATTATATAATGGTAATATATCTTTTTCAATATTTAGTATTTTTGTAAGAGAGTAAATAAAATTATACAAATAAGTAGATGTAATCTCATTATTATTTTCTAATTTTTTAATAATTTTATTATTTTTATAAACAGGATTTGACCTAGTAATTGGATTAAAATAAAATTCAATTAAATCTTCAATCTTTGAAAAATCATTTCCTGATACCAAATTATTCACCACTAAAAAATTATTATAATTTGATAATATATCTTTGTTAAAAGGACATAATGTTGAGTTTTGAGTAAAAATTGTGTTTCCATATTTTCCAATTTTTTTAATAAATAAATTGTTGGTTTCATTCATGTCAGTATACAATAAAAATAATATTCTGGAATTTTTTTGTATCACTTTCATTATTAATTCATATTCATATTTATCACATATGCTATTAACACTGAATAAATGATAATAGTGTTTATTTACTAGATTATCACTAATTTTATCTACATTTTCACCTAATATTTTTTTGGTCAATAAAATACCCAATAATAATTGAATTGTGACTATTTTTGATGGTCTTTCTAAACTTTGGTCATTATTTATTTTAAAGGGTAAACTAATCATTGAATTAATATAATCTAATTTTTCAGATATTATAATTATATCAGATTCATTTATATCAATCAATTTGATTGTCTTAGATAATAATATTAATAATGAAAAATATATTTTATTTATTAAAAATAGGGAATTCATTACATCATATTTTTCTAAATTATCCAATATTTTATTTACTTTATTTTTTATATCTAATATTGTTACATTAGTTACTTTAACATCATCAAATTTTGATATCGGATTCCTACCTGATGCCATCTTATCAATAATGTAGGCTGATAAATCTTGATATTGAATTAGATTATTTGGACTTTCATTTACTGGTTGATATTTTTGAAGGTTTTTAAAATATCCATTATTTTTATTTCCAGAATAATTAATTAAGAAATCGTCTAATACTTTTTTAAAAGCTTGTCTAATCATAGAAATATCTTGTGATTTACCTAAAGAACAACATATTGTATCTATTATCTCAATTCCAATATTAAATCTTATTAGATGTAATTGTTCTAATTGATTATTTAAGTTTAATGATTGACTAGATATAGATTTTATTAATTTAAAAACAATTAAAGTATAATAAATTGACCTAAATCCACATGTTCCTGATGATTGATATGTCATAATATATTTATTAATGGGTTCAATTTTATTTTGTTGATTTACAAATAATCCACCCATAATTTGATTAATATCATTATTGATTACAGTGGATTTTATTAAAAATCTTAAAATAAGAATTCTTTTTAATAAATTAAAATATTCTGTTTTATTCATTACAAATTTAGACAATCCAACACCATTTCTTATCATTGATAATTCTATTTTTGATTCCCCAAATAAATCACCTCCTGCACCTGAATTAAAATTATATACATTATAAATATCATTAGATTCCTTATGCACAATTATCATAGTGGCGTGATTATTTGTATTAAATGGAATGAAAATAATTTGACCGATATTTATATTTTTACAAAAATTAATATTCGCTCTAATTACTTTATTTAAACTTTCAATATTAACATCAATTTCATTTGCATCTTGTGCAAATTCAATATTTTTAATTATACTTTTTAATGTATCATTATTAACTTTTAAATCAGGTATTCCAGAAAAAAAACATACATTTATAAAATTTGTTTTACACACTTCAATATATTGATTAATTTCACTACTAGTTAAAAATCCAATATCAACAAACTTTTGTTTATGCTTATTAATCATATTCATATGAACTAAATATTCAATTGGATAATTACTTGTACCTCCAACCATTTCATCCATCAAAAATATTTTTATGTAATCCAAAAAAATTTGTGTTTTGAGGTCAGGATGAAATGTATATTTTTTTTCTTCCCAAGTTATTAAATCAAATTCACTAATTTCTGGTTTAAATTTAAATTGATAATTTATTAAAAAATTTTCTATAAAATCATTATAGATTTGTTCATCTACAATATCTTTTGACATTGTTATTGATTCTAAATTAAAATCATAATTCATATATATATAGAAAAATTGATTTTTTAAATTTTATTATCTTAAACTACTTCAATAATGGAAAGTCTATACAATGTAATCAACGCTGATAAATTTTTTAAGGAAGAATTTGGATGTTATTATCATGATATTATTGAAAAGATATCAAGAGAATATTCTGATTTTGGTAATAGCAACGGATTTCACAAATATGGAAATTATGCTATTATTGGTACATCAAAAATATACCATTATTGTAAATATATTAATTGGTTAAATAAAAATAAAATACCTATTTGTTGTATTAATTATCTTTAATAAATATTGAAATATTTTAATTTATAACCTTATATCTATCTAATATGAATTTTAATCTTTCAATAATTAATTTTTGGTTCCCCGATGATGAGTATCATAGTTGGTGGTTCATACCAAAAAATAACTTGGACCAAATTATTTATGATAAATATTATCAACAAATGGTAGATACATTTGATAATTTTAACATTGATGATTATTTAAATTGTTCTACTAATAAAATTATTTCTGATATTATTATTTTGGATCAATTTTCAAGAAACATTAACAGAATAGTTAATAATCTCAATATTTATGATTATACTACTAAAGCTCACTTGCTTTCAAAAATATGGATAGATAAAAAATATTATCTAACAGCTCCTATAAAATATACAGTATTTGCATTATTACCAATAAGACATATTGGTGATAAAAATCAAATTGAAAATATGATTGGGTTTTTAGATGAAATTAAAAAAAATTATCCAGATATTAATTCAAACAAAATTTTCCAAAAATTTTATTTTCATTCTAAAAGAGCTCTCGAATAATTAAATTTTATTTACTTGGTATTGGAGGTGGTAAATTTATTGGCTCTTCTGATGTTATTATTGGTGCCCCTAATATGCTAATGTTTATTTTAGTTTCTTCATTATTGAGTTTTGGTTTTAAACCTTCAAAAAAATCACTAATAAATTTAAAATCTTCTAATTGAGTTAATTTCCAAATGTAATAAACAAGAACAATAACAAAAATTAAGTTTATTAAAGTAACTAATAATGAACCTGTTTTAAACTCAATGCCAAACATTTCATGTTTTAAATCTTCTAATTTTTTTACATGACCAAAAGTCAATCTATTTACAATAGGAGATATAATTACATCTTGTAACATTTTAGTTATATGACCTACTTGTGCAGCTAGTAATAAACCAATACCCATCTGAATAATATTTTTCTCGATTAAAAACTTTATTAATCCAACTATTTGTGATTGAATTAAATTAACAAAATGAAAAACACCAATGTTAAACTTATTATCAATTGTATTTACTACCTTTTCAGTATTTTTAATTGCTGATGAAATATATTCACTCATATTATATAAACTTTGATATTATTTTATAATTTTTTTTTATTATTTTGTACCATTAAATAATGATGCCTGTTTTTATTCCTAATAAATCCACCCATATTATGGATGGAGGTAAATCTAAAACATCGTCTGTTAAGAAAGGTTCTAAAAAACCCTCTAAAAAATCAACCAAAAAAAGTTCTAAAAAAGGAACCAAAAAAAGTACCAAGAAAGGAACCAAAAAAGGTTCTAAAAAAAATTGATTTTTTTTTATTCAAATATTATTAATCTAGTTTTTAATGGATTCAGAACTACAATTTGCAATTCCTTTTCTTACCATTTACCTTTTTATTTCCTGTTGTTGGTTATTCAAACAAATCCGTAAAAATCGCAGGACCATTAGACCTATCGGATTTTCAGGTATTATTAGGTCATCTGATTCAAACTCCTCCAATCAATATCCATTTAGTGGAAGAGTCTTACTTGATAATTATGTTAATTCCAATATTACATTGCCTGCGGATTTATCGCATGTTATCATTCAAATTACTCCCGAACCAATAACACAACCACCTCGTGTTATGACTATTCCTGTACAAGAAAATTTTAAATATGATTAAATCTATTTATTTAACCAATTAATCATTCCACATATGCCTGCACCAACCACTACAAATCCTAAAACAGAAAAATCAGGTTCAGATGGTTTATAAAACGGTTTTAAAGAAGATGATTTCATAAATAAATTTTGATTCATTTTATATTGTGAAGGCTTATCATACAAATAATTAGAAGCTAAACACATTGAAATAAGTTTTGATTTATCATAAGCAATAAAATTATATGGAATGTAAGTTCTTGGTCTAAAATTTACATATTTAAAATTAATTGAATCTAATTGTGGAAATAAAATATTTGTTTTTGGTTGGAATTCAATCTTAGTATTAGATTTGTTATTTAAATGCATTTTGTATAAAAAGTACATTCTATATATTATATCCATTATTTTAACCCATAATTTTTTATTTAGATTAAACTTATTTTTCTAATCAATGAAAAATTGATATTTATTATTATTATTTCATATGATAGTTTGATAATGGAACAAAGTATTATTTCTAAATTATTAAACTACCAAATTCCACATTGTTTAAGTTTAATATATTCATTTGAAAATTCTAGCAAAATTATTGATGCTTCTGATACAGGAACAGGGAAAACATATTGTAGTTTGGCAGTATGTAAACAATTTAAATTAAAACCAATTATTATCTGTCCAAAAAGTGTTATTCAAAATTGGAAAGATGTTTGTGCTTTTTTTGAAATTGAACCCGAAAATATTATTAATTATGAGAGAGTTATTAATTGTTCATTTTCTAGAGACAATCAAGATGCTTATCCTTTTATTCTATTTAATAAAGAATCAAAATCATATGAATGGCTCTTATATCCAAATCATATTGTTATCTTAGATGAAGTACATAGATGCAAAAATTCAAAAACATTACATTCAAAATTATTGTTAAGTTTAAAGAATGTTAATAATAAAGTTATTATGTTAAGTGCTACATTAGCTGACAAAATTAAATTATTCAAAAATTTTGGTTATATCATGGGATTCTATGATAATCCCAATAGTTTTTCTCCTTGGATTAAAAAATTAGCCAAATCCTATAACAATGATATCGCTATCGCACTCAATAAAAAATTATTCCCTTTTTATGGAGGAAGAATGAGAATTAAAGATTTAGGAGACATGTTTCCCAAAAATGATGTTCGAGCCAAATGTTATCAAATGACTAATGCTGATAAAATTGCAGAACAATATAAAATTATCGAAGATGCTTATCAGAATATTAAAGAAAAAGCCGAATCTGCCCAATATATTTTACCCAAAATTATTAGAGCACGTCAAGCTATTGAACTATTAAAAATTCCAACATTTTTACAATTAATTAATGAAAATTTAGTTGATGGAAAATCATCAGTTGTATTTGTAAACTTTAATCAAACAATGAAAACAATTGCTGATGAACTTAAAATTGATTGTTTGGTACATGGAGAACAAACTATCGAAGAACGAAATCAAAACATTAAAGACTTCCAATCAAATAAAAAATCTATAATTATTCTCAATATGCGTGCCGGTTCTGTTGGAATATCATTACATGACTTGATGGGTTCACATCAGCGAGTATCAATTATCAGTCCAACATGGAGTGCACAAGATTTTATCCAAGCAATTGGACGTATTCATCGAGCTGGAGCAAAAACAGATGCCATCCAAAAAGTTGTATTTTGCGATGGTACAATTGAGGAATTCATTTGTGAAACTCTGAAATACAAGTTGGTTAACTTATCAAAATTAAATGACGGTGATTTCGATACTTATAAGGTTATTGGTATAACTGATAAAAAAGATGATGGTTCTGAATCTGATTCTGACAATACCACTGAAGAAAATGATCCTAATGAATATGAAAAATTATTAGGTGATAATAATGTAAAGTCTGTCGATACTGACAAAACAAAACAATTATTTAACCCTGTGTCTTCCAGTACAAATAAAAAATCCAAAAATAAGGAATTTGATATTTAAATTTTTACGTGTTTAAAAGACACTTGTGGTTCACCAAATCTCACCTCACACCCGGGTATTCTCCAAAAGTTTTTCAAATTTTAAAAAAAAAATTTCGCGTGGAAATTTCCCGTAACTAGCGTAATAATGGAAATATTATCAAAGCATATAAAATACGGTTTCCTGGTTTCCTATGATGTATAACATCTAAATTGCATACTAATATATGTTATTAATACACTGCTTTAGTATGTTATAACCATATAGGAAACTACCGTAACTAAAATGTAACTAAGCGTAACTAATTTCCTAGTTACGCAAAATGGAAATGAAATAATTATTTATTAGTATTTTGGTTTCTTTTATAAAATTATTTAATGATATTTATAAATGTTGATCTCCCCAATACAAAATCAAATTTATCAAATTTTAAAAAAAAAATTTCGCGTGGAAATTTCCCGTAACTAGCGTAATAATGGAAATATTATCAAAGCATATAAAATACGGTTTCCTGGTTTCCTATGATGTATAACATCTAAATTGCATACTAATATATGTTATTAATACACTGCTTTAGTATGTTATAACCATATAGGAAACCACCGTAACTAAAATGTAACTAAGCGTAACTAATTTCCTAGTTACGCAAAATGGAAATGAAATAATTATTATTTAGTATATTGGTATCTTTTTATAAAATCATTTAATGATATTTGTAAATATTGATCTCCCCAATACAAAATTAAATTTATCAAATTTTAAAAAAAAAATTTCGCGTGGAAATTTCCCGTAACTAACGTAATATTGGAAATAATATCAAAGCATATAAAATACGGTTTCCTGGTTTCCTATGATGTATATCATCTAAAATGGATATTATTAGGTGACATAAATATATTGATTTAATATGTTATAACCATATAGGAAACTACCGTAACTAAATTGTAACTATGCGTAACTAATTTCCTAGTTACGCTATAAGGAAATAATATATAGTAATATAATAATGAATCCAAATAATAATTTACCACACGAATTTTCATACAGGTGTGAAATTTGCAATTTAAATTATAAAACAAAAAGTGGTTTTTGGAAACATAATCAAAAAAATCATCATGAAAATATTTTAAAAACAAAAAATGATGATTTGGAATATAAATGTAAATATTGTAGTAAAATTTTTAATTTAAGACAAAATAAATGGACACATGAAAAAACTTGTAAAAATAAAAATAATTATGATAATCTAATTGAACAAGTTAAAAATTTAACTGATAAAGTTAATGAAATTAAAGAAATAAAATCTCAACCTCCTACAAATATTGTCAATAATTATACAACAAATAATACATTAAATGATAATAAAAAACAAATAATAATAAATTGTTCTCCTGGATTTGAAACTATAGCCCACCTTACAATCAATGAACAAAAAGTTATTATGGATAAAGGGTTAGATAGTTTAATGTATTTAATAAAAATAACTAATTTTAACAAAGATATACCTGAGAATCATTCATATTGTGTTACCGCTCTAAATGATAAACATGCATCTATGATTGATACTGAAACTAATTCAATTATTAAAACTGATAAATATGGTCTTTTTGATAAAGTTTTAGTAAATACCATTAAAAACTTGGAGATTATTGGAAATAACCCAAAATTTTCATTTAAACAAAGTCAGAAATATAGAGAAAAAATAGAAACATTAAAAAAACTAATGTTTCAAAATCGCAAAGGTCTTAAAAGATATTATACTGAAATTAATTTAATGAGTTATAATAACAAAGATGTAGTTTTTGAAACATGGGCATCCTTGAAAACACTAGATAATATTATTATGTCAGAACAAACAAAAAATGATCCAAAAATGTTAGGATTTGATGATTTAGTTGAGAATGATGAATCTGAAAGTTCAGAATCATCAGATAGTGAATTATCTAGACAGGTTAATGTAAGAATTAAAAAGTTATCAAATAATATAGAAAATAAAAATCCTAAAAAATTAATTTACATTCCTGAATCAGAATCAGATGATAATGAATCTGAATCTGAAATAGAAGAAATAAAAATTAAAGGCAAAATTTATTTGGTTGAAAGTGATAAAATATATTTTAAAAATAAGGATGGGTCACGTGGGGAATTATATGGAACTTATATCAATGGTAAAGTCAAAAAAATTGATAACATTATAGTTTAACAAAATTAAATTTATTATAATGGATAATTATAATAAAATTAAATCACTTAAATCAGAATTTGGAAATATGATTGTTGAGTACGAAATGACTGTCAAAGATTGTATTGATAATAATAATGATTATAATTTAGAAAAAAGAATTGATAATGTTGAAAAGTGTTTAAAATTAAAATGTAATAAACAACTTGAAAAAATTAATAAATTTAAAAGCAAATATAATTTAACTGAAAAGGATAATTGGTCTGCACGTGGACAACTCGATGATTTAGAAAAAACTTTTGACTTGGAACAATCACAAAAAGAATTTCCCTTATCAAATGATACCGAATGGAGAAAAACATTTAATGAAAAATATAAATCAAATGGTAATTACCTAAAATCTTACTTTGATACTAATGACATGATTTTATATAATGAAAAATCTCGCCAAGTTAGAAATATGTGTATTAATAATAAAACTTTTGGTGCTGAAGGATTAATTGCAGACGAACTAATAAAATGCATTAATAGGTCTAAAAAAATTATTAATGACTATAAATCATAGATTCATTTAATAAAAGTTAAAAAATTGAAGTTTGGTTTTTTTTACTATTAAAATTATATTATAATGTCAAATCTAAATAAATCAGTTCAAGTACAAATCGAAATACCTTTTGGTCAAAATGTCAAGTATGAAATCGAACATCATTCTGGTAATTTAATATGTGATAGATTTCTACATGGACCATTCGCCTACCCGTTTAATTATGGATATATCCTTAATACATTAGGAGGTGACGGTGATCCTCTTGATGCGGTTGTAATCTGTAAAAGAACATTACTTCCTACTTGTCTAATTAATTGTAAAATTATTGGTGCATTGATTACTAGTGATGAAAATGGTAAAGATGAAAAAATTCTATTAGTCCCAGATGAGAAAGTTGACCCTTATAATAAGGATATTTCTAATTATACTGATTTGGATTCTCATACGCTTGACGAAATTAAATACTTTTTTACTCACTATAAAGATTTGGAAAAAGGGAAATTTATCAATGTAAATGAATTTGTTGATAGTAATAAAGCATATGATATATATCAATCATCTTTATTAAATAAATAATTAGTTATACTTCAATTTCATCAACATTATCATTATCATTTGATGATACACTTTCTGAATCAGATTCTATATTTAATTCAGGGTCATTTTCTCCATTAATTCCTGGTACTATTGGAATCTTATTTTTTTTAACAGCCTTATTAGTTTTATTTCCAATATATTTTTTCATTTCAATTTTAAGACTATCTGAATTAAATTCCTTGATTATTTTGTTCCATTCTTTGATTTCTTTTTTATTAAAGATTTGAGTTTTTACCTTTTCAAAATCTTTACTGTTTATATATTCAGTTTCTAAATTCGCCAATAACAAAATGATTTTTTTAACAAGAGGTTTATTTTTCTTGTTAATTTCAAATAAACTGGAATCAATAGGATTAAAGTTAATTATCTTATCTTTTCTTAAAGTTTGAATCAATTTAATACCTTTAATTAATAGATTAAATTTTTCTTTAATCGTACGTGACCTTCGTGTATAGTTTCTGTATCTGGTTCTACGGTTTTTAGTCGAACAAGAAGTGATAATATCTGTCAAATTATATAAATTTTTGCATGCGTTTTTGTAAAAATCATTATTTAATTGTTGAATGAATCCATTAACTAATGTTTTCAAATTAGAATTATTTTTTGTAAGTGAATAAAGATAATCCATTAGAATCACAAATTCACTATAGATAAATGTGCTTGAATAATCATTTTCATGGTTATAATTGTTAAACTTTTGAATTAGGTTATCATTGGAAAACATATTATTGATTTCATCCATATTAATTTCTATATTTATTTGTGGTTGATTAGTATTAAAAATTTCATCATAATTATGGTCCCAATCTATTTCTAACTTAAAATATTCTTTATAGTCCATAAAATCATCAATATTAAATGTGTAATCCATTTCTACTAACATTACTGCCCATAGAAAGTTATTTGTATTTGGTCCTGGCATTTGTTTGTTAATTAGATATTCAAAACATTGTGATGAAAATTTATAATTCAATGTTCTATACCATCTATTTTTACAAATACCATAAAGTGCAATAACATATGATGAAATTTGTGTTCCATGATAAACTGATGTGAATATATTAACATTTAGCGAGTCTAGATAATTTAAAATTTCAATAGAATCATTTATTAAAATTTGGAATAGAATATTTTCATTAAACCATTCCGTATTAAACCAGTTGTATTGGGATTTGTTTGATACAAGATAATTATATGCAATCATAAAATTATTTATATTATAAACCTTACATACTTTTTCAAAAACAATCTTAAAAAAGTATTCTGACTTTTCTACCTTATTAAAAATTTTTAGAAATAATTTATCATTATTTGAAGCTTCTCTAATAGTATAAATATTAATATATGCCAAGTTTTCAAGAATTTTATCCAAATAATATTCATTAACTGCATTAGGTGCATTAGAATAAGTTTCAAATAATTTATAAATTCGATAAGATATTTTATTTAAGTAAGTTTTTGTTTTTGGATGTTTAATCATAATGTCAAAACATTCTTTACTCCTGTATTTAATTGAACTAATTATATTACTCAAATAGTTTTTTTCATTAATTAGAGTAATATTATCCTCAAGTTTTTCCCAATTATTATATTTTACGATGGAAGATACCCTATTCATTAAATAGGTAAGATATTGAAGTTAATGTTAAAATAATCAATTTTTTCACCAAAATGTTATTTGATAAAAATTGAATAATAATATGAAAAATTCAATTTGATAATATTTAATGAAATTAGAAATCAAAAATGAGAAAATAAAATTAGAAAAAGATTTTTTGGATACCTTAACGAAAAATACGAGTGTTAATATTAATCAAAATATCAAACTAATTGAAAATAATTTTGAAAAACACAATGATTTAATTGATTTTGTTGATATCATGAATATTTTTGAAGTATACAACTGGATAAATATTAAACATGACTATATTAAAGCAAAAAAAATGGTAACCAAATGTAAAAATGCAGTTAATAAAATAAACAAGTTATATGGTAATTTAGCAAATTATTATCCAGTTGAAATACAACCACAAATGAATTTAACTATTAAAGAATTAAATGAAAAATCAGATTTAATGTTATATAATTATTGTAATCTTAAAAAGTTACATTATGATGTACATAACAAATGTAAATATTTGATTAAAAACTCAGAGGTTGCTAAAATATATGAAATTAATGAAGAGACTAAACCAGTGATAATTAAAATTTATCAAAATTATATGGATAATAAATTAGTTCAAAAACAATTGCACTATATTAAAACTAAAAAATTAGAACTGGTTTCTGATATGAACAATATTATGGGAAAAATTAAGTCAAATGGAAAAATTGAAAATTATTTTGGTTAAACACAATATTATTTTAATTAATGTCAATTTGGGAACCTATTTTTAATAAATTATCTGAATCCAAAACTTCGCTGGTTTATTTTGCTATTGGGTCAGCGTTGGGATATCACCAACAAATTACTGAAGCCAATAACCAACAATACCCTTGTTTTTTGGATAAGTTTGCTGGATCTAAAGTTGTGATTCTTATTGATCCAGAACTTGAATATCCATTAAAGGTTGAATCTTATTTCTCTGATAAAGGTCAACCATTAATTACCAATAAAACTTTGGAATTTGGTTGTTCAAATGATTTACCAGAATCCAAACATGATTGTAATAATGTAAATAAATCACCTTATGTGTACCGTCATCTTTCCAATTCAGAAATTGATATTTATGCACTTAACATCAGTTTCAATTTTCAGTATTATCAATGGACTACACCTGCAGAAGCTCAACAAATTGATCATGATGTAGCTCTAATGATTAATATGCTAAGTATTTGTTTGGGTAAAGTCAAAAAGACCAAAGTAATTTTACAGGATTATACTGGACGAGATGTCAATCACTTTTATGTTAGTCTTTTTAATACATTTGACAAAAAAGAATTGTTGGCTAATGTTCTATTCGACGTCACCCAAAAAGATGGAGGATGTTTTATTGACTTGAAACCTTCTATGGCTCAAACTGACTCAGATGGTAATTTTACTCAGGAAAGGTATTCCAAACTATCTGAACATGTCAGGTCGCCTTTTTATGACCAAATTTTGAGAACAAGAATCGATGTGTTGAATTATCCACTTTCATATCATTACTTCAAATTGTCTGAATCACCTTTGTATGATTTTGATAATCCTGAAAGACTTGATATTTGGTTTGCAATTTACAATATGGGATGGGAATCGAGTAATAAAGACCCAGAATACCGTAAAAATAAATTTGGACAATTAATTAAAGTAATGATTGATGATATTGTTGAATCAAGACAATGTGAAACAGAACTCAAGGAATATCTGGTTCAAAATGTCTGCAATAGAAGCACCTTTATCAATACTTTGTCCATTTTGAAGTTTGAGTAATTTTATTTGTAACCATCTAACATATTTGTTATTTTTTTAATAAAAAAATTGAATTTTATTAGGTATTACTGTATTATTAATTATATTAATGGATCAATATGAAATTCCTCATGAATTTAACCAATTTATCGGTACCGAAACTATTAACAGGGAATACAAAGAATTTACTTTTAACTCAACTGGAATAGATATTGACACACCACTCGCTGAATCCTATTGTACAACTAATAAGTTTGATTTTAACAGCAATGTAGAAAGAGGACTTGAAAAGTATTTTAAGGACTATTTACCCAAATATATTTGTGGATTTATGAATGCACAAATTGATGGGACATTTCTTATTGGAGTAAATGATTATGGATTTGTTAAGGGTATCCCATATCAGGGAGTTCTTTCTGAAGAACTAATCACTAAAAAAATATTCAAGCATATTTATGATCGAGTCAAGTTTATGGATAAGATTCCATCTGCCATTATGAAGCAATTCGTAGATATAAAACTAATTGATATTGCCAAGCCTGTAAAACCTTCTAATCCTATTAATCCAAAGTTTAGGAATTATCTGTTGGAAAAGGAAGAATATCGGAAAAAATACAACGAATTTGTCGAGAAGACTGATAATTGGAAACTCAGATTTGCATTTGTTAATCAAAAATTGGTTGAATTAGTTAATAACATTGAATCAAGAATTCTTATTAAGGACTTTATTAGGAGACATGACCCAACAAATCCAGTAATTTCTCTACTTGATTCAGATTATCAAATGGAATCAAATAATCATGACGAAATTTGTCTTTTGAGAGAAAAATCTGATAATGCCTACTATTGGGTATGTTTGTGGAAGGATGAAATGATTGATTACATTAGGAGTCAAAGACCGGTATTCAATGAAGAGTTTAATTCATCCATCCCAGCTAACCTAATAGTAAGTGCTTATGAAATGATTCCTTATTGGGTTACATACAATGAAAATATGAAATTGTATGTAATTCAAGTTCAAATTCTTTATTCTGAATTTAAAAAGTTGTATCAAAAGATTCTTACCAGTATTTTAGTATCTTATATTGATAAGAATAAGAAACTAATTAGTTGTCTCAGAATTGTGCTTCCAAATGGTGACCCTATTTGTATACCAAAACACATGTTGGACCAAAGGACATAATTGTGTTATTTTTTTATTTTTGAGTGAATAAATAAAGAGTTTTATTAATTGCTGATAAAATTTCATCTCTAATGTTACCCAAATCTGATGAACCTAATTTTCCATTTAATGATTCTAAATATTTTCTTACCATTTTTAAATAAGTAACCATACCATCATCGTTCAAATAATCTAGTTCTAATTTAATTGAACTAATATTTGGTTTCAATTCATTTTTACCAATATAAACTTCAACAAATTTATCAATTAAATCACCTAATGAATCATCTAATCCATTGGTTGCTTGATGTCTGGCATGAGAGGTGGTTTGCCAGTGATACATTTTATTCATAAGTTGTAAAGTTAATAAAACTTTTACCACTTCATTACAATCTTCTTGTGAAGGCATATATACAATAGGCTAGATTAAAATTTTAAAATCAAATTTTTAAATATTTATTTTAAAATTTCCAATTATTTAAACTTAAATTTATTAATTCATTAATTTCTTAAGTTCCAAATATTTATTCTTATATTTCAAGTATTTATTAAAGTAATATTTATTACTTGTTTCAACAGTAGCCTCAGTTTGTTGTTCAGGTTCAGTTTGTTGTTCAGGTTCAGTTTGTTGTTCAGGTTCAGTTTGTTGTTCGGATTCGCTTATTGTTTCCAAGTTTTTCTTATCTATTTCAATCACTTTGTCAACTAATTTATTCAATTTAGGATGGTCTTCTAGTAATTTATCATATGGTGAACTTTCTGGGGGTTTATTAGAAGGTAATTTAGCTAATGATTGTTTTGCTCTAACAAATCCAGAGAAAAATCCTGTGGGGTTACTTTCTGGTGATTTATTTATAGCTTCATCAATTTTCTTGGCAGCAACATATGTACCAATACCGGCAATAATAGCTCCTTCAATTATAAAACCACCTGTTTGTTGAGGAGCTTTATAAACTTGATTAATTAATTCAGGTTGTGTATCTAATTGTAAATAGATTAAAGTATAAATTTGTTTTGCAATTTTTTTAATAATATCATTTGGATATCCTAAAGGTGTTTTAAAATTTAATTGTCCAAAAATATCAGGATTGTCATTTATTGAATTTAATTTCTGCATAAACTGATTAAATAAATATTCAGTATTTGTTAATTTTTTAATTTCAACTTTTAATTTTTCTATGAAATTTATTAATTCACCTCCTCCCATTTGTTTATCATCACTTTCTATAACATCTGTAACAACATCAGTAGCTACATCAACTATATTATCAGATATACCATTAACAACACCTGTTGAACTTACAGCTCCTAATGCTGATTTACCAACTTCTGTAACTCCTTGTAATGCTGATTTACCAACTTCACCCATAACACCAATGCCTTTATCAGCTAATTTTGTAGTATGAGATAATGTTTGGTCTGACAATTTAGCAACTGAACCCATAGCATTATTAACATTATATTTGGACAAATATTCTTTTGCAAGTGTACTATCTTTGTCAGTTGAATGTAATTTTACTATAGTTAGATTCGCAATTAAATTATTTATTGTTAAAAATAAACTATTTACTGCATTTGATATTTGAGGTGCATATACACCTAAAACAACAGTAATTCCAATAATTAATAATAATATAATGGATGTTAAACATAAAATTACAACAACTACAATAACGGTAGCACATACTGCTGTATCAACTCCTGCAACCACACACCCTCCTTTTTGTTCATTTTTATTTTTAATTAGGTAAGTAACAATTTCATCTGCTAAAATAAGTAAGTCATTAAATATTCCTACTGCTATTTCACTTAAGTTGGATATAACTTTAGTGATGTCAAAAAAGTCATCTATAATTTTATCATTAGAGTCAGAATCCTTTGATTTGACTAATTTTCTAATAAAATTACAAAATATAATTACTAACTTGTGTTCTCGGTCAATTGTTGGTTTGTTGTCTACTAGTTTTACAGGTATGAAAGAAAAACTAAGGGTTTCTTTAATATTTGCAGGATTTAATGCAGATTTTAATCTATCTTTAAGATAATTACCTAAATCATCTAGTTCCTGTGAATATTTCATAACTCCTTTTGGACTATTAATTATATCGATTATTGCTTTAATATCATCTACTATACCACCACCATATTGTTTTATTAATTGGTTTTTGTCATAAAATAAATTTAAAAAACCTCCATCTTGTTCAATTGTATTATGTAAATATTGTAACCCTTCCATATATTTTCTAACTGTTTTGTTTTGCATTAATAAATCATATTCGATTTTTGACATTAAATATAATTAGATAATTTTTTAAACCTTTGCACAATTAAAACGCCAATTTTTAAAATAAATTATAAAATGACTTAAAGACAATTTAATATATAATATTAACAATGAATAGTAAGAAGTCTATATTGATTTGTTCTTTGAAGGGTTGAATTATTACGATGTCAATCGGTTACGCTATATGCAAAATAATTCTTTTTATACCTAATAAAACTTCATACCTATTTCACGATAGGTTATAACCAAATTTTTATTACCTCGGCATTTTAAATGTGCAAAGGTGTAAAAATAGAGATTTAATTCATTATCTAGGGGTTCTATTATAAATAAAATTGAATTAAAGACTATTTACAAATAATATGTAATTAGTAATGTGCGGTATCTGGGGATATATTGAAAATAATAAGAATACTAGTGTTGATTTTGTTGCATTGTACAAAGATTTTATGTCTATGAAAGCACGTGGGCCTGATATGTCTGTTTTTCAAACAATGAAAAATGTAACTGTTGGTTTTCATCGTTTAGCTATTATGGATCCGACTTTTCATGCCAATCAACCTTATATTATCGAAGATGGGGAGCGAACTATTGTCTTTTTGTGTAATGGTGAAATTTATAACTTTAAAGAATTAATCCAAGAATTTGACCTACCCATTTACAACAATAGTGATTGCATGGTATTACCACGACTATATCTCAAATATGTTAAATATAATACTGATGGACGTAACAATATGCATGATTTTGTTCAGTTATTCAAAAATAAAATCAAAGGAGAATTTGCTTTTATTCTTTTTGAATTTGACAAACTACAAAACTTAAAAGAAGTAGTTGGTGGTCGTGATATGTTCGGTGTTCGTCCGCTATATGTTGGTTTCAAAGATAATTCCATCATGTTTAGTTCTGAAATTAAGGGTATGAACAGTTTTAAAGGAGATGTTGGTGAATTCCGTCCAGGAAATATTACCCAATTCCATTATAGTGCATTTGGTACGTTAGAAGGAACTCATGATTACAATTTTAGAACATCATATGATGTTATACCATATGTTGTAAGACCATCAGATAATGTTTCAGAATTGGAAAGTCATTACTTGAAGTTGGTTAGAGATTCAGTTGTTAATTCAGTCAAACGACGTTTAACAGCAGACCGTCCGATTGCATTTTTGTTATCCGGTGGTCTTGATAGTACTTTAACTGCGTCGGTGGCTGCTAGGTTATTGGACCAACCTATTAACACTTATTGTTGTGGTCTAATTGGTACTGATTCAACTGATATTAGGTATGCACGGTTAGCTGCCAAACATATCAAATCTCATCATACTGAAGTTATGTTTACTATTGAAGAAGCTCTAAATATGATTGAAACAGTAGTAAAAACAATTGAAAGCTATTGTATTACATCTGTTCGTGCATCTGTGCCTCAATATCTAGTATCACAACATGTTGGTATGAAGACTGATGCAAAAGTTATTATTACAGGCGAAGGTTCAGATGAAGTAGCATCTGGATATCTTTATAATTATTATGCACCATCTACTGCAGCTCTTCATTCAGGAGCTATTGAGTACGTGGAACGTGTTCATATGTATGATGGTCGTCGTGTTGATAGATGCGTTTCAAATGCAAGTTGTGAAGCACGTATTCCTCTCCTAGACCCTGAATTTGTTTCAGCATATTGGTCAACACCTGCAGAATGGAGAATGCCAACTTACAAGAATTGCGAGAAATGGGTGCTTCGTAAAGCATTTGATGGAACTAATGTAGTTCAACGTGATGTATTGTGGAGAAAGAAGGAAGCATTTTCTGATGGAATTTCAGGTACTTCTAAATCTTGGTATCAAATCATTCAAGAACATATTGAAACCATAGTGAGTGATGAAGAATTTACCAATAATAAATGGAATTGTAAGACAAAAGAAGAATACTATTACAAAAAACTATTCGTAAAACATTTTGGTGAACAACGTTTAAACATTATTCCAGGTCATTGGCAACCAAAATGGAATTCTAAGGGTGAAGAAATCAAACAATATGTTGACCCTTCAGCACGTACTTTAGATGTTTATAAAAAGGAGGACCAAGAAAATAAACAATAAAACCCATAAAATTAATTTATTATAATCTTTAATCTAAATTTTATATGGATTATAATGAGTTAAAAATTCAAAATCAAATTCTATTTTATAATTAATGAGTATAGAATCCAACTTAAAAAAAATAGTCAGTTGGGAAAGTAAGTTAAATCCAAAATCCCATACAATATTTAGACTAGATTCTCCAAATATTTTAAAATTTTCAAAAAAATTATTGGAAAATAATATTGGGTTAATTAATCAAATTTTAGATTCAATAAATAAAACAGTATTAGATAATTTTTATACATTTAGATTTTCTTTAGGATATGTAAGTATTGATGAAATTATTTTATACATTAAACCTATTAGTAAAGATGAGGATAAAAATGGTGTCGAAATGGACTTTAATGGTAGAATACAAAAAATGATTTCACACTTGACTAGTAAAATAGCTATTCACTCGTATAAAAATTTATACGAAGGTAAACTTAATTTAGATTTATTACCATATTATGAATGTAAAGTTTGGCAGGTAGATAAATGGAATGATGTGTTAGAATATATCTATGAAAGATGTAATCATCATCATCGAATTATAAAAAATTTATTAGGAAGTAATTTCGAACAATTATCAAATGAAACAAAACTGGGTATGATAATTATGCTGGATAAAAATAAAAAAATAGTATCAAAGTATTTGGATTCAAAAAATATACTATTAATTAATTATGAACTAATAAATTAAATATAATAAATTTCTAATTAAAATTATAATGAAAATGAACAAAAATTTACTTGTGATATTGGTTATTACTATAATTGGAATCCTGATATATTTTTATTTAACTTACCAAACTAAATCTAATTTTGATATTAATAAATTAAAAAAATTAAATATTAATGAACAAGATTTTGTTTTATTAAGTAAAAAATCTACTAATGGATTAAAAATAAGATATATGATTGACAAATCAAGTACACCAAAATTAATAGCAATTGTTAATCAGGATTATGAACTTTATTCTAAAGACCTTACAATAGAACAGGTTCAAAGTACAGTTGAATTATTTAGTCAAAACAACATTACTAGAATTTATAATATTATAAATAAAAATTTAGTTTTGTTAGATATTATTAAATTAGATAAGGATTCTAATAACAATGAATTAGTAGAACTTGTAGTTATGGAACCAAATTTAAGAATTGTTAAATTATCTCTTAAACTAGATTTAACTGGAAGAAAATTATTAGAAGGTTTTGCAGATGATTGTTATAAATTTTCTGATTTGGTTATTAGTGGAGAAAGATTAGGAGAAAAAGAAATAAATGGTAATAAATACATTACTTATCAAGAAAAAGATCATGAAAATAATGATAGAATAATTACAATTAAAACAGATGGTGTTTGCGTAAATATTGTCAATAATCAAAAAATTAATAGTGATCCCTCATTTATTCCTATACCAAAAATGACAGTGGAAGAAACTGTCGATACAAAAAATATATTATCAATAAATTTAATTAATTATCCAGAAAAAGATTTGAATACCAAACAAAATTTTGATATTGGTTATCAAATTTTAAATAAAAACATGGATAAATTTAAAGACCTGGTAATTGTTGGTATTAAATCAATGCTTACCAAAAATATAATTCAAAGAAAAGAACAATATGTACAACCATCTAAAATTCATTATATGGAAATTATTACATTAGATGCCAATAATTATCAAATAGTTATCGATGGTAATATAGAAATTATGGAATCTGTATCAGAAACAAATCTTTCTGAATTATTATAAATTAAATATCAATAACATTAGTCGAGCTATTAACTATAAAGTTATTAACTTGATCTAATACCAAGTCCCAATTATTATCTTCATCATTATCTATGACAAGTAGTGGGGTATCTTGCCATGTTGAGAACCATTCTTCATGGTAATTATGAAGTTCCTGTAGATATTCTAGAGGGACACCAGTTTCCTCATTTCTACCACGTTGTTGCATACGTTCAAAACATTTTTCCGGTGTTGTTTTTAGATAAATGATACCATCTGGTTTTTTGGAAAACTTGGAATCTAGCCAATCAAACCAAAAATGATAACAATTAGTTTCTAACTCATTCATTTTTTTAGAATTAATACAAGATTTACCGAATACATACCTATCAGTCCAAATTGATCTTTCAGAAAATCGAACTGGTTTAGTTTGTTGATGATCGATAGAATTTAGTCTTGTTTTAAAAACCATTGTTTGAAACAGATACGAATATCTTATAGGTTCTTCATAAAATTCTTGTAATAGATTTTTCCCATTAGAACCCTTAATTTGGAGCCATAAATCAACTGGTTCTCTAATAACCTCAAAATTTTCATTTGAGTCTAATTTATCTAGTAGTGTTGTTTTACCAGAACCGATATTACCTTCAACTAAAAACCATTTATTTGACATTAAAACATATAAAGTAAGGGATAAAATCTTCAAACATCAATTTTTATTAAATAAATGTTTTTACTTCCAGCTAAGACGCCAACCAATAATTGCACCTGTTGGGTCCTCTGTATCAGTGATAACATAATCATTGGTACGAAGGAAAGTCTTGACGTCCTCAATAATGTCTTCGTTAGCAGGACTCAAATTTGAATTATGAATCTTGACAGATGTTTGGTTTGAATTGTTAGCGTCAACCATCTTCAGACGAACATGTTCCAGCACATTATTGAAGTTGTATTCCCTCATAATCATCTTAAGACCATTCTTATTGGGAAAGTTAGCTTTGGTAATTGGAGATTGGAAGAAATTGATTGCCATATTCTTGGCATTATCTTCCGAATAGGTAGAATCCTTCCTATTTGTCGAGTTCCAACTAATAGACCAACCAGTCAGGATTCCATTAGGGTCCTCAATATCAGTAATCTTATAATCAAGACCCATGAGGAACTCTTTAACGTTGTCAACCATGGTAGGTTGAAAGTTAGTGAGTTCACTATTTTGAATCTTAATCATTGTATTATTAGATTGGTTGGCTGTTAGCATCTTGAGTTTGATAATTTCAAGAATCCGATTAAAGTTATGTTCCTCAAGAATGTTCTTGACTTGATTACGCGAAAGGAACGAACCTCTGGAAACTCGGTTGTTAACGAAGGACGACTTTTCACTTTCCTTGGAACAGGGTTGTGAAGGATTTGCTGCAACAACAGCAGAAGGTACGGTAGAATTATCAGAACGGGAATCAATATTTGCCATTACGTTATATAATAGGTGGTATCAACCTATTCAAATTTAAATTTTTTTAGGTTTATTTGGAAAACTAGTAGATAAATTTATATTAACTCGTTTTACAATTTTCATAAATAAAGAAATATTTTCTTTTATATATAATTAAATTCAAAATGGATGAAACAAATAAAATAACTATTTTAACCCAAAAAAGGGATAATTTAAGGATTCATTTGCTAGAACAACAGAAAAAAATATTTCAAATAGAAAATGATTTAATTGAAATCGACAAACAATTAGCCAGTTTTTCAGATAATTTAATATTAGATAACTTACAATTAAGTGAACAACAACAAAAAATAGTAGATGCTACTGAAGATTATATATTGGTAGTTGCATGCCCTGGTTCTGGTAAAACCCATACGTTAATTTCAAGATATGTTAAAATGATTTTAAATAATCAAATAACATCCGAAGAAACCCTATTAATCACCTTTACCAAAAAAGCAGGTATGGAAATGATGAATAGATTGGGTAAAATAATCCCTCATAAAATCCCATATCATGTGGGTTCATTACATGGATTGGGTTATAAAGTGTTACAAGAATATAATGACATTAATTATACAGTTTTAGATGAACAAGATGTCAAAGAATATTTAAGGGATTTAATAGCAGAAAATCAAACTGTACAACAGCTAGATGAAGAAGAAATTAACATAATCAAAGGTAAAATTCAATTAATTATTGACCAAGCCTCAACAACTTATCCATTTGATATAAAATCAGTATTAAAAAAAAATAATTTGGAAAAGTATAGTAAAGAATTTAATTACATTTATAAATTATATCAACAAAAGAAGAAAAAAGAAAATATTGTTGATTTCAATGATTTAATGATCCAATTTAGTAAATTTTTAGATGATACCAAGTCTCAAGTGTTTAAGGATAAAATAAAATATGTATTTTTTGATGAGTATCAAGATGTTAATCCTGTACAAAATTATATATTACAAAAGTTATCTGAAAAAAGTAAAGTAATGGTTGTGGGAGATGATGCTCAAGCAATTTATGCATTTAGAGGAAGTTCAGTCAAATATATATTAAAATTTAACGAAACGTTTACTAGTAAAACAGAGAATAACTCAAATAAAACTAGTGCAATGTATTTGTTAGCAGAAAACTATCGTTCCACCCCATCAATTGTTGATTTTTGTCAGGATATAATTTCACATAATACTAATCAGTTTGAAAAATCAGTTGTGTCAAAACAAGAAAAATTTGGTTTTAAACCATGCATATTTAGCTTCAAATCAGAAAAAGAACAGTATTTATGGATAGTAGAAGATATCTTAAAGAAAAATAGTCAAGGAGTTAAATTTTCAGACATGGTAATATTGGCTAGGAAAAACAATTTACTTAATGATATAGAATTACATTTGATGGGTAACAAGATTCCAGTTGTGAAACATATTGGATTATCTTTATTAGATAAATCTCATATTAAAGATTTTTTAGCTTGGGTTACATTATTAATTAATCCAAAAAGTTCAATCCATTGGAAGAGAATAATTAGTTTACATCCTGGTTATGGAATTAAAAAAGCTAACATGATTTTGGATAATGCATCTAGTGACATTTTAAATTCATTAAAGGCTCATATCGACAAAGAAAAATTAATCAATCCAGATTATGTTGGTTTAACTGAATTATATGATAGTGTAACTTATTTGAAGAAAGTTAAAAGAGATATTGATAAAGCAAGATTCATTGTAAATTATTTGGAAAAATTATGGATAAGAAAAAAAGAATCAAATGTTGAAGGGAAAATTTCTGATATATATAATTTACTCAACTATTTGAAAAACTCATCACTTGAACAATTTATAAATGATTTATATTTGAATCAAGAAGTTGAAACAAATTTGGAAAATGTCTTATATTTGACTACTATACATGGAGCCAAAGGACTTGAATGGGAATATGTTTATATTATTGATGTTGATAGTAAAAATTTCCCATCTTTAAGACCAAAATATTATTTGGATGAATTAGAAGAAATGGATGAAGAAAGACGTTTATTTTATGTTGCTGCATCAAGAGCCAAGAAATATTTATACATGACATATCATGAAGATTTACATCCAGAATCACAAATATTAATTAGTCCATTAGTTAGAGAAATTAATACTGAATTGTATACTGGTTGCGGAGTAAAAATAGAAAAATTCCAACCCACACTTATCATATCAAAAGATGTTCAAAATTATTTAAGATTCATTGGATATAGTAAAATTTATGACCAAGTTTCCAAACTAAATAATAATAGGTCATGTATTAATAAATCATTAGAAATACCAAGACATATAGAAAAATTACCTCATAAAGTAATAATTGGTAATTTCTTAGATTATCTAATCGGGAAAATTATTCAGGTCAATTATCCAAAAAAAATTAAAAAGTTTGATTTAAATCTGGTACATAGAGATAATAAATTCCCCCAAAAGATTTATCAAGAATATATTGACCCTCAAACAGATTGGAGGAATATTTTGGAACATATTTTTTTCATTAGTTCCTATAATATCAGTAAATCTGTAGATTTAACAATTTATAAGGATTTATTGGTTAGTCAATTGGCTTATAATTATTATTTGGAATTAGAAAAAGGTATTTGTAAAATAATTAACTCAATTAAACCAAAAGAAATTCACAGTCATTATGTGGTATCTTTTGGTAGTGTCAGAGGAGAAATAGATATATTATGCGATGATACTATTATAGAAATTAAATCATCATTATCTAATTATAATGAAGTTGCAACAATACCAAATATATCACAAGCTTTATTATATGCATATTTATTGAAAAAACGAGAACATAAAATTAACAAAATAGTTTTATATAATCCATTAAATGGTGAATTGAATAATTTTGATATAAGTCAATTCAATCTAGTTCAATTTAAAAAATCAATTTATAATGAATAATATATCTAAAATATAATAGGAACTTTATGTTTTATATTCCAATAATTTTACTGATAATAATTTGGAAATATTCTAATAATATAAAAAAAATTTGGCTTAAAATATTATTCCCGAATAAAGAATTAAAAACAAATTATCCTAATAATATATATATCAAAATATCATCTGATAATTATTATTCACACACTTATAGTAGACTTAAATTAATAATTCCACCTAAAACTAAATCAATGGAATTTTTAGATGAACTAATTAATAATAGAACTATAAACATATTAAATTGTTGTAATCCATACTGTAAAAAAAATTTTGACAAATGAGTATTATTGTAGTTTTGATGGTTATTATTGTGGAGTTAATTGTCAACAAATGGCATCCAAATACATATCTCATTATTGGGAGCAATTATAAATAAAAAAATTGATAAGATTTTTTTTTATTATCTTATCATTTAAATTTTAATGGATAATATAACACAACCAATAATTTTTGAAAACATAAAAAATAAACCTGATAAAGAATTAGAATCAGAAGATGATAGTTCAGATGATTCCGGTTATTACTTTCATAAATTAGTTAATCCAAAAAAAACAATATCACTAAATGATGTTCAATTAACTAAATTAAAACAAAAGATTGAATCTCTTAATAAAACGATTGAAGATAATGAAAAAATAATTGAGTCATTAACTAATAAAAATTCAGATTTTCAGAAGATTTTTAAACTGATAAATGATTCCATTACTTTTTTAAATTTGGATTACAACATGAATGGAGTTGAATTTAATAATATTAACACATATAAAAAACAAATATTGTCCAAGGCTTTTGAATTTGCTGAAATTACTAAACAATATGATAATTTGATTTCAAATTATAGTCATGAAGCCAATAGAAATATTGGTTCATTAAATTATTTTGGTGACTTTTTTGTCCCGTTAATTCATCAAAAATATAATTCAATCAAACACATTTTTCATGATAATCAGGTAATCAAAAAAAATAATAACCTATGGTATAGTTTGATAGGTTTTATAATAGGTTTAACGATATTATTATCATTTATAAAATATGTTTAAAAATTGATATATTTACTTAATAAATAATATAACTTTATTTAATACATTTATGGATAATATATTTGAAAAAGATTTAATTGGAAAATCGGGAGGGATTTTGATAATTGATGAGGTTTCTGGTGAAAAAGTAATTTTGCTTGGGAAATCAAATATTCCTAAAAGAGTGGATTCATATGAAAGTTTTGGTGGTAAATATGAATCATATGATTTATCATCATTACACACTGCTTTAAGGGAATTAATTGAAGAATTTTTTAATCTAAAAGTTTCATCTCAATTTATTAATCAATTAGCATTAGAAATGAGGAATTCCAAATATATACTAAAACAACATGAGTTAAATGGAATGTCTTATATGATTAATTTTGAAGGTTTTAATTTTATTTTCCAAAAATTATGTTTATTATTTGAACAATTAAATAATTATAATTCAAATAATAATTTTAATTTGAAAAAGTATTTTTTGGAAAGGAAAATTCATGATTCACCTTCACATGGTTTAAATGAAATACAGTCAATTGACATGTTTAAATTAAAAGATATTAAAGAAAACAAAATTAAATTAAGATGGTTTACTAACAAAATTATCAAATTAATGACTAATTAATTTTCTTTCTTTACGGTTAAAAAATACATTATTATTACAATTACAACAAATAAACCTAATCCAGACATTGATACTTGGATTAATTTATCTTTTCTTTGATATTGTTCTTTTATATCAGGAATATATCCTACATCAACTTTTAAGTTTGGTATTTCTAATTTATTTTTTTCTATCATTTCATTTATTTTCTCATCAATAATTTCATTAGTTTTATTCATTTCTTTCATGGAAATATTTTGTCTTTCTTCCATCAATTTATTAATTTCATCACCAAGGGGTTTAATAGATTGTTTAAATTTATTCTTAAATTCTTCTTCAATACTTTCTCTAGGATTAATTTGTTCCTCTGGTTTAGTTTCTTCAGGTAATTGAATAGTTTCCATCATTGGAAAACCTCCGGTTAATATTTGACCAGTACGAGGATCAACCATTTGAGTCTCTTTTGCATCTTCATCGACTATTTTAAATGATTCATCAATAACAGGTAGTTCCAGTTTTGGTATTGACAAATCTAGAGGTTTACTTTCTTCATCAATAGAAGCAAATGATTCATGAATATTAATGTTTGACATTTCATTTAGTAGGTAACTAGTAAATAAAGACATTATAAATATATTAGAAATAAAAAAATTGATAATAAAAGTATATATTTATATTTAACACATAACAATGGATGCTAAAGATAGAAGTGATATTATTTGTTCTATTGGAGAAGAAGTTTTAGGTAAAGAAAATTTAATAAATTTACTAACTAACAAGAAAGAAGTAATTGCTTACGATGGTTTTGAGCCATCTGGTAGAATGCATATTGCTCAGGGTCTTTTACGAGCTCATAATGTTAATAAATTTATTAAAGCAGGAGTTAAATTCAAGTTTTGGGTTGCAGATTGGTTTGCACTGATGAATCTAAAATTAGGAGGAGACCTTAATAAAATTCAAAAAGCAGGTAAATTAATGATAGAAACTTGGAAAGCTTGTGGAATGAAATTGGATGCTATTGTCCCCGGAACAGAAGGTGAACCAATGGTTGAATTTATTTGGTCAAGTAATGAAATTAATTCAAGGTCTGATGAATACTGGAAACTAGTTTTAGATATAGGGACTAAATTTGGTCTTAACCGAATTAGAAAATGTACTCAAATTATGGGAAGGAAAGACGAAGATAATGATGAGAAATTAATGGAATTAAATTCAAAATTAGAACAAATACAATCTTATTTAACTGAATGTTTAAATTCTGGTACCTTTAGTATGGATGATATTAATAACAAATTTAACGAAATGAAACTAATGATAGAATTATATGCTAAACTTAATCAAGTTCAAACTTTTGTTTGTAATAGTCTTGAATCAGGAACTTATAGTATGGATGATATTAATAACAAATTTAATGAAATGAAACTTGCAATTAATGCATCAGGGGAATCAAATAAGGATGAATTAGCAGCTAGTCAAATATTTTATCCAGTTATGCAATGTGCAGATGTTTTTTTCCTTAAAGTTGACATTTGTTCTTTAGGTATAGACCAACGAAAAGTAAATGTGTTAGCTTTGGAATATTGTGATAAAATTAAACGCAAAAATAAACCAGTTATAGTATCTCATCATATGATTATGGGACTAGATGGTTCAGATAAAATGTCAAAATCAAATCCTGATAATACAATTTTTATGGATGATTCTGAATCTGAAGTTAAAAGAAAAATTACAAAAGCTTTTTGTGAGCCTGGTAACATTGATAAAAATCCAATTTTAGATTGGATCCAATGGTTGATATTACCAATTACTGGTTCAATAACTATTGATGGTAATAAAAAGTTTAATGAAGAAGATAAAGTTTATATGGATTATATGGATTTGGAAAATGATTTTAAAAATCAAAAAATTTATCCAACCGAACTTAAAAAATCATTAATTAATGTAATTAATAAATTACTTGAACCAGTTCGGAAACATTTCTCTGAAAATAAAGAGGCATCTGAATTATTAAATCAAGTTAAGAATTATACTAAAAAATAGTTATTTTATTTACTTTTTGATTTCTTATTATATTTTTTACTTTGTTTCTTTAATAAATCATTAAAATCTTTCTTATTTTTGGTAATATATTTTGATAAATGTTCAGAAGCATTAGTAAATGTCAAAGGAAAGTCAGGTCTATCTTTGGTTATACCATAATGTTCCAAATATAAATCTGATGCAGAAAATTTAGGTTCATCCGATAATCCTAATATTTTCATAATTTTTTGTAATTCTTTTTCTGTCTTGGATTCTACCTCCATGTATGGGGTAATCCTGGGAAATTATCAAAAATAACTTCGGTTTTACCATTCTTTGACCTATAAATTTCTCTATATTTATGTAATTCAAAATTCTTGTCTAATTTTAATTGAGCTAACATTTGATTCATCATATTAAAATCATTTATTATTACTTCATATTCAACATCATAATTTTTTGCATCAATGTTTTTAATTGTAAAAACTGTACGATATCCTTCATCTCTAACTCTAATTCTTTGATTTTTTTCTAAACCCTTATAAGTTACAATTTTAAATAAAAATCCACCGAATTTTTCAAAGTTATTTTCCAATAATTTTTTTTAGTTTCAGAGTATTTAAAATTCTTAAATCTCTTTTCTATTTCAAGTGACATTATTAATAGATAGATATTAGTAAATACTTTTAATAACAATTTTTATTTTGATAAAAAATTGATGATTGAATTATCTACGCTACTTATGGATAATTTTTAATGAGTAATTCAGATAAACTTTGTAATATTAAAATGAAAGTATCAAATGAAAAACTATTTCATGTTTTTAACAGTAGATTTAATTACAATATGTTAGCTTTATCAACTAATGGTTGTTTGAATATAGGTTCGATGATTAGGTCTTCTAATCTAACTGGAGTAAAAAGATTTTTTATTTTTGGTAAAAGAAATTACGATAAACGGTCTGCTTTGGGTCTATATAAATATATGAAAATTATAAGAGTAAGCAAAGATTTTCCTGATGGTATTGATGAAAATGAAAATTTGGAGTTGGTACAGATGAAAACGAAAACTAAATTAGATTCAGAGGATTATGAATTTGATACAGAATTATTTATTAAAATAATGAATCAACACAATATGGTACCTGTATTTGTTGAACAGTGTAAAGATTCTGTTAAATTAAACCAAATTAATTGGAATGCACAACTTTATAATATTCCACATGGTAAAGAAATATGTTTTATTATGGGGAATGAACATCATGGGGTTCCGGATAATATTTTAAACACAAAAAAATTATTTGAAGGGTCTTTTTCATTAGAAATTCCACAAACCGGAGTCATTAATTCATATAATGTTAGTAATTGTGCTAGCATTATATTAAATTCAATATATAATCATTCAATTAAAAAAATAGCAGATATTTATTTATAACATATAAAATAATAATCAAATATATAAAATAATAATCAAATATATTTAATCAAGGTCCTCTTCACTCATTTCATCATCAGAATTAGAAATTTGTTCTTCGTCCCAATTATTTTTTGACTTGTTGTTACCATTATTAAAATTATTACTTATTTGGTTTAGAATCATTTGTTGGTTATTAGACCATGATGATTTATAGTTAGGGTTAAGTTTGGTTTCAATAGAATCAAGGAACTGTTTCGATTGTTCAAAGGTATTAGTGATTTCAGATGAAAATGACAGACCAGCAGTTTGAATAATATAGATATCATCTGATAGTTCATTAATTTTACCTCTGACTGTATTTCTAAAACCTTCATATGTAGTCATGAATTCATCATTTAGCATGATAAAAGCAAACAATTTATTAACAAAATAAAATTTAATCATTTTATTAGGCACCGAACTAATTGAATCCAAATAAACTTTAATTACTTGATTAACATATGTTTAATCATTATATTTGGGTTCTTTTTCAAGTTGGTCTGATTGTTCTAGTTTACTTAGGAAAATCATAACTTCTTCATCATTAAGATAAGACATAATTTCCATTTTATGTTGGTCATCTAAGTCTTTCTTCTGTTGAGGTGTTATTTTTTGGTTACTAACTGTTTTTTCTTGTTCTTTCTTTTCAAATTCTGCAATTTGCATTAGAATATGTTTTAGTTCTGGGTCTTCAGTATCTTGTTGCTGAATTTGCACAGCTGGAGGAATTTCTTTTTCATAAATTTTTCCAGTAATTACTTTGTCCAAATGTTTATATTCTTCCTGATTATTATCAAACTGCTTATTTGCTTTTTTACATTTAATTTCAAATAATTTCCAATAAGGTTCAGGAATATTAACACAATGATATTTAACTGACGGATCTTTATTCATAAATTTACCTATTACTTTAATAACATTATCAACAAAAAGTTCTGTAATTTCTGGTAGGTGTTTAAGTTTGTTTTCCAATAAATCTTCTTTAATTGAGACTAAATCTTTTAATTCTACTTTTTTATTTTTATAAAGGATATTAACATCATCATTATTAAATACCAAAGTAAAATCTAGGTTTGATTTAAATAGGTTGTTAAATGATACCTCGGGTACAAGATTTTTAGTGATAACTTCCTTAGTATAATCTTTTATTTTGGTTGCATCTTGGTCAACTTTTTCTGTTAATTCTTCAAGTAACTTTACTTTATTATACACTTTACATCCTGTTTTTGATTCAATCATATCAATTAGAGTTTTAACTTGTTCAAAATTTAATTGAACATCAGTTCCAGCACTCTTTCCAGTAATAAAATTAATTAATTGAATTGCATTATTAGATTCCATTACTGTGTATGATAATTAAAGTAATATTATTTATTTTCATTTTTTTTATGTAAAATGATTAAATTACACATGGTAAATAATTATTATTTATGATAATATCAATAACTTCCTTATGACTATAATTTTCATCAAAGTAAAACATATAATCTTCATCAGGTAAATCTAACAAATTAATACAATATTTATCAATAAAATATTTTTCAATTTGATTAATCCAAACTACAAATTTAAAATTAATAACTTGATTATTTTTGGTATTTTTTGCAATATAATAATCCACATATTTCATTAAATATAGAAATATATGTAAAATTTAAAATATTTTCAACTTTTTGAAAAAATTGAATTTAAAAGAGCTATAGATTACCTAAATTAATCATAATGGTCAACCCGTGTAATCTTATTATACATAATACCGAAGAATCTTTGGCAGACTATGGTCGAAGACGTCCCGTAGACCCTGAAACTGGTAATCCGATTCCATTTAGACTAGTTATGATTTGTATATCTGATAACTGTCAATTTTGTACTAATCCAAAAGGTGATATATTTCAATATTTTATTTCTCTTGAGCATAGATTAGGATTTGTTTCATGTGAAAAATGTAAACCAGTAGCTAGTGAGTACAGAGAAAATTGGCTAAAAACTAAAGCATATGGTCCTGCTAGTAAATTTCTTGGACAAAAAATTAATGTTCGCAGGAGCTCAGGAGTAATTGAATCAGACTGGGAACTAAATAAAGAATATCCAATGATTGAATATATTGATAACAATGAGTGTGTGGAATGTATCAATTCAAATAGCCAAATTAAAAAAATGGTGAGGATAGATGATTTATTAAATTTGAATAGTTAATAAAAATCTAATTTTTAATTATATTATTGTTTTTTCAATACATAACAGTCAGAATTTTCAGACCATGACATTGGTACATGAATTTTTTCAATTAATTTAAACTGATACAAGTTTTCAGGTAATTTTGAAACAATTAAAACAGTATCAGCTTTAGTATTTTCACTAAGGAATTTAATTAATTTTTGGTTTGTTTCAGATGGGAAGAGTAGATTACTCATGAAAATGGCAGTATTGGGTGGGAAGAAATCTGAATCTAAATTAAATATATCTGATTGTTTTAATTCAATTTTATCTCCAAAATGTTTCTTTAATTTTTCCCTTGCATTAACTGCAAATTTGTGTCTTGGTTCAACTATTTCAACACCTTTAGATTTTTTAAAACCAGATAATACACCATAAAATAATGTTCGACCATTACCAGAACCTAAATCAATAAATGTATCATCAGCAAGGTTATTTTGTTTGAGGCATTTTCTAATATTTTTCATACCATTGTATGTTAATTCACCATAAGTTAGATTGTATTCTGGTCCAAGACCATCTCTATCAACAGTTATGAAAGAATTTTCATATGTTTTGTTAACTTCATCAAGTAACTGATCATTATCATTTTCTGTATTTTCTATTTTAATATCATGTTCTTTTATGTCATCTTCTTTTATATCCTGTAATGTGGTAAATGTTTCTGATGTGTTACTTTTTTTTGATGAAATAAAAGTTATAACAAGTATAATAACTATAACAATTGTCAAAACTACCAATGTAGTTTTTTTATTAGATTTAATTAATTCGATTAAATTCATTATAATATTATAGTTTTTATTTTTATAAAATAATTAATTTATAAGAAATACTTGAATTTGTTTATTATGAAAATCAATTGATTTGTATTTATCAAGTAATTTTTGATGTGTGTTAAATATTTGTTCATAATCTTTAACCAATGTAATGTTTTCAACATATAACTCCATAAATACTTTTATAGATTCTTTCAAATCATTGAATACATTCAATATTACTGGTTTTATTTTATTATAACCTAGTTCATGAGTAGGAATATCCCATAATCTAGTATTAAAATTTTTAAATATATCAATGTATTTGAAAAAGGTAGTTTCACCTGCTGAATAAGTTGAAATTAATCCCCAAACTGAACCTGCCCAAAACTTAAACCCTACTAGGTTTATATCATAATCACCATAATTTTCATATTGGTTTGATTCATTAAATATGTTGGCTTCATCTCTATCGAAAACGAAATCATTATCTTCTTTTGTTTCATCGTTATAATTATTAAAAACTTTGTATGCTAAATATCTTCTATATTTGATAAAATTCCTAATATCTTTAGTAGATTCGAATCTAATTAAAAAACTTCTTACTCCCATTAAAAATATTAAATAATATTTCATAAAAAATATAATTCAATATTTTTGAAAAAATTGAAAAATTTAGAATAATGTTATTAATTATATAAATATAAAGTGTTATGTCAAAAAGTACCGGTAGCCAAATAGCAAAAAATGGGTTTATTGAACAAGAGTTCATAAGAGACTTATTAAATGGAAATAAAAATATATTAGATAAAATTAAAGAAAAATTGGGTGTAAAATTAAAACCTAATTTACAAGTCGTCCCTGGAACCAGTAAATCAGATATCAAATGTGGAAAAATTAATATACAAGTTAAAAAAACTAAACAAGGACAATTTGGTCAAGTCGATAGACATTGGGTTGACCATTTAACAGCTAATGTAAGTGAAATTAAATCCATTGAAAAAATGCTAAAGGAATTATGTGAGTTACCAACTAATAAAGAAGAAAAAAATGGGCATCTTATGTGTAATAAAAAAGAAAAAGTAAAAAAATTAAATACTAATTTTTATAATCAAGAAGATATTGATAATTTTTTAAAAGTTTTAAATGAAAATAAAAAAAAGATAGTTAAATATGCATTTTATGGAATTAATCCGGAAGATGCACCAAAATTATTTATTGTTTCCAAATTTAGTAATAAAACAAAAAGAGAAAATATTACAATTTATAAAACCAGAGATATTATAAATGAAATATGTAATAATGAAGTTAAAATTCGTCCTAGTGGGACAGTATTTGAAATAGGAAATTGCTTTACCTTCCAACGAAAAGGAGGGGATGGAGGTAAAGTATCTGGTAATCAATTTCAATTCAAGTTTGTCCCAACAAAATTAACTTGTGATAGATATGTGAGATATAAAATATTAGATTAATTCTTCATTTCTTTTTTTAATTGTAAATATTTATTCTTATATTTGAGATATTTTTGATAGTAAGAATTTTCAAATACTGAAATACTATCTTCTTTGATTTCACGTGGTGATACTACAACTGGTGTTTTTTGTGTAGGTTCAACATGTTTATTATTATAAGATAATTCTACATAACTATCATACTTGGTATCTTTAGATTCAGTTGCACTAAGAGTTAATAATGGGGCAAAATATTTGAAAAATTCTTTCAAGTTGTTTTTAACCATAATAGTTGCACGATGAGGATTAGAATTAAATTCTCTGTTTTCAACATATATTAATTTATCATTATCTTGGTCGGTTCTTTTTACACCTCTAATTGTATTGTATTCGGGACTTTGGAATACTTTTGTCCAATCCATACCAGCAATGTGTGAAAAATCTAATTTATACATATAACTTAAAACATTATGTTGTTTATTCATTTTTTTAAACACTTCATAAGCTTTATCTATATTTTTATAAATACCAACTAACTTTGTTTTTTCATAAATTTGAACTGGATGATTTTTAGATTCATCTGGTTTACAAGAAAACATACTCCAACTAATTGGTGATACTTTAACATATTGGTCTTTAAGATCATCTGCTAACTCAAAATCTTGTTTCCAATTAAATAATCTTGAATTTACTATTTTATCTTGATGACCTCTAAATGTAAAAAGAATATTGTTGGCAATACTATTAGCAAATGTTTGATGATAATTATTAAGAGTACCTTTATTTTGGTCAACATTGAATAAAAGTTCATTGGCATCTGTAAATGTAATGAGACCATTAGGACCCAAAATATTATCAAGTGAATTGATAATACCGTCATATTGATTAGTTTTTAATAATTCTGAGACTGCTGATTTGATTTCGAGAATATTTTTCGAACCATTTTCAAGTCCAATTCTACTATTTTTATATTGGGAAAATATTCTAGCAGGAATGTAATAATTTTTTGTATAGTCATCGAAATATTTTATAATACTTTCTTTTTTTGCTTCATCCGTCAGAGTGTTTTGTTTACTAATAATTTCTTCAACAATTTTTAATGTTTCTGATTTTTGTTTCATTATATAGTCTAAAATTATTGGATGTAATTTTATTACATAATTTTCTTTTGATTGTAAATTTTTCCAAATATTATTATATTTAATTTTAAATTGTTCTAGGGATGAAATTTTGTCGTGTATACATACATGAATATAAGAAAGTTTTTCTCTAAGAACATCTAAGGATGTCGAGTTTTTGATTAGTCCAATTTCATTTTTTAATTCTTCATGATAAAATTTAATGTAAACATCTAAAAAATTTGGAACAAGAGTATGGACATAATCAGACCACATAAAATCATCCATTATTTTCTTACCTACTAATTTACATTCAACTATTTTATCATCATCAAAACATTCTGTAGAAAAATAGCGTGAAAAACCACCATGGAAAAATTGATAGTATCTTTGTTTCTTTGGTGCTTTGTATACATCATTTAATGAAAGTTCAATACCCAAGAATAATGCACAAGGTAATAATTTATAAGAATCAAAAATTACATCTGGATTTACACCAATATCTTCACATTCTCTCTTGAATGATTCTCTGCCACCGAAAACAGTTTGAACCGATTTACGATTATCACCATCAAATTCATTATAAGTTTTGTAATCTTCTTTTTTCAAATCCTTAGAATTCATTATAGATGTGTTTTCATATTCAGTTTTATATTCGTGATTACCTCTTATAATATGTACTAGGTCAGGGTTAATAATTTTAAGTAACATTAAAATATAATAAATTTCATTAGAATAATAACCAGTATCAATAATATCACCTAATACAACTAAACGTTCTTCAACTTCATCATTTTTCTTGAGAATAAAGTTTCTGGTTAATTTACCTTGTTTTCTCAATCTAAAAAGATTTCTAATTAAATTAAATAAGGACCCATGTAAATCTCCAATAACATTTATATTATATTTGATTTGACCTTTTAGTAATTCTTTTTCAACAAAACTCTTGGTGTCAACATCGCTTTGAATTAATTTATTATAAACCTCAAAATTATTCTCAATAGGATCTTGCTTACTTTTAGGAAGCTCTTTTAGATTTTTATAAATAGTATAATTACCTAAAATTTCCATATATTTTTTGAATTGCTGTTCTTCAGTTTCTTCTTCTAATAATTCAACACCTAGAGATTTAAGTCGTTGTTCTAAATTAATTATAGTTTTATTATAATTGTATCTGGAAAAATTGTTTTTATATAATATACCTCTTTTATTGATGCTGTTAAATTTATTTAAAATTTTGATAAATTTATTTGATGTAAGTTGACGGTATATTGTAACTTTATCATTTTCATCAGTTCCATATTTAACTTCAGTACCTTCTGAACTAATTCTAACAGGCCATGCATCTGGATATTGGGTAATACAATTGAGAATAAATTTACCTAATTCATAACATTCTTCTTGAACATAACACTTGCTACAAACAGTTGATGTGCATTTTTGACTTCCCAAATCTTCATGACAGTTTTTACTTTTTGTCGAATCATCTTTGGGGGTCTGATTCAAAGAAAGATAAATAATTATCATTTAAGTTATCAAGATTAGATTTTTCCTTATTATTTGGTTTTGGATTATAAGTAAAATCTACTATATCACATTTATCTTGTCTGTTGGGATAAACTTTATTTGCTCTTTCATTAATTAATGATGCTTCTGTACCATCTCTAAAATTGCTCCCGGAATCATTTTTACATTGGTTGGCAAAAACATCTTTTTTAGAATTAATAAATAACCATTGGGGATATTTTGGATTTTTTAGCAAAATATCATCAGAATTAAGTTTTTGACAATTTGCAGGATCTTGTAATTTTATAAACGTATTTTTTGTCTCAAACATTGTGTTTTTATTACCTTTAGTACCCACATTTTCTCTGTTAATACCGAATTCATAAATTTTAATTTCAGAATTAGTTGAAATCATATATATATATGATATATTTTTTTGTTAAAAATTGATAAATTAATATTTTTATATTTATTTATCCTATTAAATGGAAACTACAAAAATCATTAATATAAATAACAATTTTGATAATGATAAACTATATGATAGAATTGTAGCACTTTCGTGTGGTGAATTAGATCCTGAAGACGTTTGTATTCCATGGGAAATAATATATCACAATGTGTTAACAAAACTAAATAATAATGAGATTACAGAGACTAAATCTTGAATATTAGTTTAGTATAAAAATATTTTTTTTACATAATTAATGAATATATTTATAACAGGAGGATTGGGATTTATAGGTTCACATGTTTGTGTTCAATTACTAAATGTAGGTCATAAGATAATATTAATTGATGACTTGTCTAATTCAAAAGCGGATGTTTTAGCTAAAATTAAATCATTATCAAACAATAATATAAAATTATATCAAGATACTATCTTGAATAAAAAATTATTGGAAAATATTTTTGTGGAAAATAAAATTGATTTAGTTATTCATTTTGCAGGATTAAAAAGTGTGAGTGAATCAATAAGATATCCATTAAAATATTATGATATTAATGTTAATGGAACTATTAATTTATTACAAATTATGAAAAAATATAACTGTTTTACACCTTTGCACATTTAAAACGCCGATTTTATAATAAATAAAACTACTTAAAAAGATATTAATATATAATATTAACAATGAATAGTAAGAAGTCTATATTGATTTGTTCTTTAAAGGTTTGAATTATTACGATGTCCATCGGTTAAGCTTTATGCAAAATAATTCTTTTATATAACCTATAAAACTTCATTTCCATTACACGATGGAATATAACCAAATTTTTATACCTCGGCGTTTTAAATGTGCAAAGGTGTAAAATGATTTTCTCATCATCTGCAACTGTTTATGGAAATCAAAAATTCCCTGTAAATGAAACATGTCAAACTGGAATAAATATAACTAATCCATATGGTAAAACAAAATTTATGATTGAAGAAATATTAAAAGATTTATGTAATTCAGACAAAAACTTCAAGATAATTTGTTTAAGATATTTTAACCCTATTGGTGCTCATAAATCTGGATTAATTGGAGAGAACCCTAATGATATACCAAATAATTTAATGCCAATTATTATTAAAGTTGTTTCAGGACAAATATCAAAACTATCAATTTATGGTAATGATTATAATACACCTGACGGAACATGTATCAGAGATTTTATTCATGTGGAAGATTTAGCTTATGGGCATTTATTATCAGTAAATAAAATAGATGAAACCAATGGATTTAATGCTATTAATTTAGGTACTGGTGTAGGAACCAGTGTTTTAGAATTAATTAATACATTTGAATTAGTAAATAATATTAAAATTAATTACGATGTTGTTAATAGAAGAGAAGGTGATTTAGAAATAGTATATTCTGATGTATCCTTAGCTAAAAGATTATTGGGATTTGAATGTAAATATAACCTTGAAGATTGTTGTATTGATGCATATAATTATGCAAAGCAAATTATTTAACTTATGATAAATTACAATTAGCTAAGTTTACACATATAAAACAATTGTAAATCATCCATTAAAAAATAAATATCTGATAATAAAATTAATATTTTAAATGAATTTTATTAACAATAAGTAATGAGATAAATTTATTAAATAACTATGGTATATTATTGGGATTTTTAATTAAACATTTAATTTACCAACAATTTGTGATATTGGTTGGTGAGTGAATTTATTTGTATTTACAAAACAGTAATCGGCATCAGGACCATTATCTGAAAACTTTCTTGCAATACATTCCCAACCTTTATCTTCAAGATATTTAATTGTAGTAGGTGCTAAAGGGGCACCCAAATTATATTGAACACTTTGCAATTCTACAATAAGATATTTGCAATTTGATAATGCTAATTCTGCTCCATTTAATATATCTAATTCTGCTCCCTGAACATCTATTTTAATTAAATCAGGTAGTGGTAAATTTTTTTCTTTAATTACAGAATCAAGTGTTCTTGTTTTCTTAACAACACCCATATCATCTGTATATACTCTAGTATTTTCTTTATAATATGAATTACCAGCAATTAAATAATCATGTTGATAAAATTTAACTTCTTTATTATCTTCATTAGATAAAACACCAATATGGTATTTATGATTTTTATAAAATATTTCGGCTGGTTCATAAGCATCAAATAAAACTATTTCTGAATCAGGCCAAACTTCGTTTGCTTTTCGTGTCCAAAATAGAACACATGCACCTATGTCATAACAAACTTTAGGTTCAAAGTTAAATTCATATTTCATTTTTTTTAAAAAGTTAAAATGTGCAACAGGTAAGTCATCTTTTTTATAAGTTTCAAGTAAGTTTTTATAAAATGTATAAGTGTTTTCTATTCGTTGTTTAATCATTATAATTATTAATTAATATGTATTTAAATAAATACAATAATTTTTAAATTAAAGAATATATGTATATAGTAAAAAATTTCCCAAATCAATTAATAATATTTTAGATGATTATACACATAACAAAATAAAAATTGAAAAATATTAAGTATTAGTAAATACAAATGTTAATAATGGATATTAGTGATAAAATTAATTATATTACACCTTTTTCACTGAAAAATGAGACACTTTTTAATGAAAAAAATATTTGGCTTTAAAATTAAAAATGAAAAAGTAAATTAAATATTCATTATAAATTGATTATATTACCATTAAGATCCATTAATAAAGTTTTAATTTTTATTTCTGGATATTTATTTTTCATAGTTTCTTTAATTTTATTGAAATTTATTTTATGTAGTTCTAATTCATCTTTTTCTTTTAAATCAGGATTATTATAAAATATCTTATAAGCACCACATCCCATATGGTCAATAAAAATTATTTCATCAATTTGATGTAATTGTTTTGCTAACTCGATATGTTTATCTAAAGTTTTCACCCATTCACTAAATTTATCTTGGTTATAACCTAATGTAGAACCAGCTAATATAAATTGGTCATAATTATTGTTATATCCAATTTTATTTAGGTAGTATACTGCATCATCTATTAATCTAAAATCCATACATGTTACAACTAATGCTTTGGCATTATGAATTTTTAATTGATTTCTTGGTTGACATGTTTTTTCTTGTGAAGATACTGCTGTAAAACATTCTCTCTTAGTATAAACCAAATAAACTATAATTCCTACAAATAAAATGATTAATATTTTATTCATTAATAATATTTAGATATTTTTAAGAAATATATTGGAATTATTTGTATTTATTTAAAATTTCTGTTACATCTTTATCTTGACTCTTTTATGCAAGACAACTTATAAATAAAAATAAGATTAATTTATAATTTTTTTGGAAAGTAGATAGACACATCACAATAAGTTGATTATATATTTGAGATGAAATAAAGGCGAACAGTATACTTCATAAATAGATTATGATATATTTGAAGTATTCGAATTTAATAGATTCAAACATGACTGAGGAAATGACCCAGACTTTTTCAGGTCTGACACTGTATTATGTTTGTTTCAGTTTTACCTGAATCCAATACCAACTTTCATTAGGATAGATAAGTACTTCATTTAATTGAATGAAATTAACAACTACATAAAATAAATTTATAAACTATTACTTAATAATCAATAGACACGAAAAATATATTTATATTTTATTCAATTCTTTTAATTATATAAATTTAAATTGTATTAAATAATCTAATTAAAAAAATTGAAATAATATAGTATTAATTAGAATAAATATTCATTATGCGTGAAAATTTTATTTCTAAATATTCATTACCAAATCAAGACAAAACACATACTAAAGGTATGAGAAAAATTTTTATTCAAAAATTGGAAAGGAAAGAAAAAGTTTGTACAGATTATGAAAGTTTTAATAACTTGAGAATTGTTGAAAAATTAACTAGAAATTGGCGAATTAAAGAAAATGATATTTATCTATATCAAGATACCAGTTTAAAAAATAAATTCAAATTTGGAAATAACTTTATTGGTTCATTTTTATCAGCTTATAATTTACATGGAGATATTTTATTAAATCCAGATGATATTTGGTTAATGATTAGTCTTTATTTTTCTAAATATGTTGATAGTAATGCTCAAATTCTGAGAAATAAATTTGTTAATCATAAAGGACAAAAAAAACTGACAGTAATTGAATATACAGATTCGGTTGGTAAATCCATCCAAATGGAAAAACAATGGGATAACTTTTTTAACCAAATTATTGAACAAATCAAAAATAACACTTTACCTGGTGTAATCGATGAACTCAAATGTGATTTTTCTACGACAACACCTACACATAAACTTATTTCAACAGCTATTATCATGAATTCGTTTGAACGATATTTTAAGTATCAAAGGATGATTATGGAATGTGGTATTGCTAATGTATATTTTAGTGGTACCCGGTCTGATTGGATTAAAGTTTTGGATAAAACAATTAATCTTAAAAAATATGATGTCGATGGTAAATTAGTTAATTATATTGATAATTTAATTGTCATTTTGAATGAGTTTGTCAAAACATGGGATAATAAACCGGATATTAATTTCTGGAATAGAATTATGACGACAGAAGAACGAAGAATTGGTTCAGGTTATCAAAAACAAATTTTTATTGAAGGTTGGATTTTACATTTTTATGGAATTTATGATAGGGTTGATTTGGATTATGTACCTAGTTACTCCATCAAAGTTCCAATTGAATTAGTTAATCAATTAACAAGACAAACTAAAGACCTTGAACTATATGCGGATTGGGTTTCTATTTCTAAAGTTGATAATTTCACTTACAAACCAGATATTGGTGTTTGTATCGTACCCAAAGTTAATCATCCTAGTTAATATTAGTGATGAATTTCATTAAAATTTAATTATTATTTTATTTAATATATTTAGATAAAATTTCAGAACTTTCACTATCCGAATCACCAAATGAATTACTTTATTTAGTGTGTTGTATTAAAACCTAATTATTAGATTACAGTACTTTTTGTGTTTTAGTTCATCATCAAACTTAATATTTAGTAAGTAATAAAATAAGTAGAGTTCGCAATCGAAAAATCATGTCACTAAAGATTTGGTTATAATATATTACAACCCTTATCTCTTTTTTCATCTAAGTTATCAAAATATGAATCAATTGGTCCTAACATAATTTTAGTTATATAATCTCCAAAACTAAATTTATATTTTGTTCCTTGAACTTTTTTAATTTGCATTAATTCTGTATTATAATCATCATTTACATCAATATTTTTTATTTCTTTATCTATATCATCAAGATAATTAACTGATTTTTTATCATCAGTACATGCTAAAATAGATACATAAATATTTTTTGGACGATTTTCTAAACAATTAATAAAATCATTGATATCAGCAAAGCCATATTCATTTGTTGGTTCACCATCTGTTGCAATAATTAAAAGCATCTTCCTTTCATTGATTACTTTTTCTTTTTCTTTGTAAATCCTATTTAATGCTGAGACTAAAGGTGTATATCCTTTTGGACCACAATCAAATATATGTTGAACTAATAAACTATCATTAACATTATATACTGGTTCCCTATTTAAAAAATAGATATCAATACCATTTCTATCCAAACTGGTAGCTATTTCCATAGTGGCATCAACAATATTTTTTAGCTCATCCCATCTTGACATCTTTATCCCAAATGGATTTTTATCATCAATAATTGTTGACATTGAACCAGAATCATCACATAATAATACAATTTCAAAACCTTCAAGCTGTCTCAATTTAAGACAATATTCGGGTTTAATTTCATATTTACCTGCAACTTTTTTAAATTTTTCAAGACGTATATCATTTATGTTATAAAAATTTTGTAGTGGTTGACAAGAAAGGTCTAAATTTGAGGGTGTATGGTCTACCATTGTTAAAGTTGGATAATATAAATGATTTTGATTTTTGATATTAGAATACATTGCTTTATTTATTTTTGAGACAATTATTAGATATTTCAATTTTTAAGTCTTATATTGGAATTATTTGTATTTATTTAAAATTTCTGTTACATTTCTATTATGTGTTGTTTCATCTTTATCTTGATCATTTTGTTGAGGACAACTTATAAAAGAAAATTTGGTTTTATTAGAAAAAGTTTTTAATTTATAAAATGTTTGAAAAGTAGATAGACACATGGCATTTATGAAATTAACATAAACATAATTAGTAACTTCTTTAAGTTGATTATAGAATTGTAGGTCGTAGATGTTATTTGTATGTAATGGGAAAGATGCTTTTAATTTAACTTCATATGTTACAGGCTCAACTGATTGTAAATCTAATAATATAATTTTTGTCATAAGTTTGTCAACTTCATTAACAGTATCAGAAGAATAACTTTGTTCAGATGGTTCAAATTTAAGATTAAAATTATATTGTGACTTAGTTAGTTGAGGTAAATCACAATATGAATTACCTCCAACATGAATACCTATTGTAACCTTTTCATAATTACCTTCAAATTTTGTTTTAATTGTATGTAAAAATTGTATTAACTTATCTGAGAGTTCTTGAGATAAAAATTGAGAGTCCTTATGAACATCCTCAATACTGGGAGCAGAACATTGACCTTTGAATTCATTATAATTGTTACACAATTCAAATGGATTAGGAGCTAGACGAAATTCTTCTTCATTACAATTTTTTTTTGAATCTAATTTAATAATTAGGTTTTCATACTTTATTCCTGGTTTTGATGCAAAAGCTGATAATATTTTAATATTTGATTCGGAATCATTAATATAGGTTTGAAAGTCTTCTATACTTTTACCTTTACCTTTTAGAAAATTTGATATTGTTTGATTTAAACCTGTGATTAAGCGGTCATATTGTTGAGAATTATATGTTCTTATGAAATTTATTATTTGCATTATTAAAGTTTCAAATATGTTACCACCTAATTGTTTTTTTAAACTATTATATTTAGTCTTATATTTTATATACTTTTCACGATAATTCATTATAATATGTTAGAAAAAATTGAAATAGTAAGAGTATACTGGTGCCTTATATTTTAATCTATTGACTACCAGTCGTTCTTAACTGAACGATTGGTTTTCAAGGTCTTCTGTTTAAGAAGAAGACAGAAGTAATTCCAAGGATTTCCTATTATCAGAACTTGGGCAAACTTTTTTGCTTGATTATGATAAGGACCCCAAATGTACGTGATATCCTGAGATGGAATAACGGCAAACGGCAGTGCCGTGACATTCTTCAGTAATGAAGGTGTTGGTTTTTGAGGTATTCTGTCGATTCTAAGGCAGATGTAATTCCAGGAGGCTCCTAAGGGACACTCAAATGTACGAGACCTGAAAAGGTAGCTCGGCGAACGGGTCCCATCTTGGGAACCGTGACCTTCTAAGTAATGCGAGAGGTTGTAATAACGGGTCCTGAAATGGAGCCGTGGCTTTCCCTAGTAATGGGGGAGAGTTGTATAGTCAAGGTAAGACTTAAAAACCACCTAATAAATTCTGGCATAATATCCAGGTTTATTATTCCACGAGGAGGAACGATTGTTTCCGCGTTAAGGGACTCTTGTTGTGGTGATGTTGAGGAAAGTTGGAACCAATGCATCATAACAATTGTATGAGTAAGTTACGGTACCCTTAATAGGACCGTATATCGAAAATACAGTGGATCTCATAGGGACGCCTAGAGATGCACAATACCTACAATAAAGAAGTGGCCTTTTCGTGGCATTGTAGATAAGTAGCTCATCAAATATGGGTTACTAAACCCTTCATTTAATAAGCGAAACTAACAACTTCAACTAAACTTGATTGAATCTTTATTATTTTATCAACAGTATTAAAAAATTGAATTTTTAATTGCTAAGGTTCCGAATGTAATATATTAATGCATATTAATGATAATTCTAATAATGATACCTTGAACCACTCGCAGACGTTAGATAATATAGTAAAAATTAACGTAAGTGTCAATTGTTATTTCTATCCAGAAGATTTTATGATTGATTGTTATTGGTTTCAAACAAATATTTATGATTCACAACATGTATGTCCTAAAAATATTA